CAACGCTCGTAGGGCATTTTTGTACTAAAACTGGTAAAATTATTACGTATATCAAGGAGTGCCATACGATTTCGTAAATAATGGCGCAATCCTAAGAAAATAAAGGGTCTGCGGGATTTTCGTAAAATCGTAAAAAATATAAAATTCTATGTATTTTAATGCATTTTAATGCGAAAAGTGTGTAGTAACTGTGTAGTAACCACCCCAAAAAGTGTGTAGTAAAAATTGTATATAGAAAAGCCATTATATGACACAAATATGAGAAGAACATGGAAATGCTCTTCTCTTTTTTTATGCCACAATTTAGGCATAAGGAGATGATGTTATGTTTGACGATGAAGTAAGAGAACAAATATTTGCAAAAAGTGAGTTACAAAAAATCGACCTAATGACATTATCCCTTGTCATTAAAGCGATAGAGGAAGTTTTGGAGGAAAACAAAGATGAACATGCCGTATCAGCAACCAATGATGAATTATACACCTAACTATGGAGCATATCAGTACAACCCAATGGCGAGCTATCAGAGATACCAACAGCCCGAACCAACACAAGGCATAAGTGGCAGGGTAGTACAAGCAGTTGAGACTATTAATCCCAACGAAGTGCCAATGGATGGCAGTGTAGCATTTTTCCCAAAACAGGATTTAACGGAGATATATGCTAAGAGCTGGAATGCTGACGGAACAATACGCACATTGACTTTTAAGCCGGTTTTGAACGATAAGACAGACATTTTATCAGGTGACACGGGAAAACTTGAATTTGACCTATCAGAGAAAGCCACAGAGGGTATTATGGCAAAGCTCAACGAACTATCAGAGAAAATCGAGCAATTATCTTTAGGGGCACAAAGAAAAATTCCACGAACACAAAGTAAGGAGAGTGAAAAAGCATGAATGTAATGGGAATAATGCAACAGATAATGAGCAATAATCGTGTAATGGGAAATCCAATGATTCAGAATGCAATGAGCATGGCTCAAAGTGGAAACAGCAAGGGAATTGAGCAAATGGCAAGAAACCTATGCAAGGAAAAAGGCATTAATCCTGATGATGTAATGAAGCAGATTAGAGGTAACTTTGGGATATAGCATATGAGAGAATGCGCGCAACTCTTTATGAAATAAATTTTGGAGGTAAAACAGATGTTCAACACAGGAAATTGTCCAAGCGTACCTATTGTGGCGAATTTGGACGGAAACAACGGAAATAACTGGAATGACGGCTCTTGGCTTTGGTTCCTTATCGTAGTATTTGCGATATTTGGAGGCTGGGGTAACGGCTTTGGTGGTTTCGGTGGCACTAATGGTGGTGTCGGCAGTGAAATTCAAAGAGGATTTGATAATTCAGCAGTTATCAGCAAGTTAGACGGCATTTCCAACGGACTTTGTGACGGCTTTTATGCCATGAACAACAGTATGCTCACAGGTTTTAATGGTATTAACACAAATATCATGCAGACCGGCTATGGCATACAACAGGCAGTAAACGCTGACACAGTTGCTAATATGCAGAATACCAACGCTTTACAGTCACAGCTTGCTAACTGCTGCTGCGAGACAAGAGAAGCCATCCAAGGTGTAAACTACAACATGGCTACTAACACTTGTGCTTTACAGAACACCATGAATAGCAACACAAGAGACATCATTGACAGCCAGCAGGCAGGAACGAGGGCTATTCTTGATTATCTCTGCAATGAAAAAATCTCTAGCTTACAGGCAGAAAATAACGACCTTCGCAGAGCAGCTTCACAGGATAGACAGAGCGCATTACTTACAACTCAGATGGCAGCTCAGACACAGCAGATTATCAACGCTGTAAACCCGGCACCAATCCCGGCATACACAGTACCTAATCCAAATGCTTATGCATATGGATGCGGATGCAATACAGGTTGCGGATGCTAAAACTGAATAATTGAGTATCTTAATTGAGTTAACTCAATCTAAACCGATTTAAACCGATTTTAGTCGAGGATTAGTCCAAGTTTAGTCGAGAGTTAGTCGAGATTATGTCTGCTAAGCAGTATTACTTGATGTTACCGGCACAAATGTCGGAAAGATAAAGGGCAGACTATAATGTTTGCCCTTTTGCACATTGAAAACAGAATATTAAGTTGATGGATTTTTAAAGTCGTGGTACAATTTTCAAAAAAAAGAAAGGAGTGCCAAAATGGTTATTTTCAGAGAACACAGAGGCGGATTATCTGAATCCCTAGAAACGGCAAGGGAATTTGAAAACTTTGATGATATGAAAAAATACATATATCAAATTCATAAAGACTTTTGCCAAAAGATAGGAGTAGCAAATGCACCATTTGAAATGTCAGACATTGTAATTGACCATACTTCAAAAACAGAAGATACGAGAACGAATTGGCACGATACAATGTATGTTTGTGTTAAACGATACGGAGATGAAGATTATATTGAAAAATACGGAACTCCGCAATGCATAGGAATGTGTGCTACAGACTACAAAAAATAAATAATGGATTTTCAAACCATCAACTAATATTCAGTTGGTGGTTTTTTATTTTGTGAAAGAGAGGTAAAAATAATGGAAGTAACAGGAATTGCATTACAAACCGTTGCCGCTGGAGAAGATGTTGCATTTACAGAAACACCGGTATGTGGAACTAAATGTATCGTCCACAGACAGGGAAGTGGAATTATCAAGTTAAGAGGTATTACTAATCAGTGCAAAGCTAGATTCTTAGTATCGTATTCCGGCAACATTCAGATACCTACAGGCGGTACAGTTGGAGCTATTTCACTTGCTATTGCAGTAGACGGAGAGCCTTTACAGTCAACACGAATGATAGTTACTCCGGCAGCAGTACAAAATTTACAGAATATCAGTTCACAGGCATACGTTGACGTACCTTGCGGCTGTTGCAGTACTGTAGCGATACAGAATACATCTACACAGGCTATTGAAGTGCAGAATTCTAATTTAATCGTTACTAGGCAAGCTTGATAAGTATTCGATGATAAGTCTTTCTAATATTGCTGATACAGAAAGATGCTCTTTGATTGCTTGAATTTTAATCTTTTCCAACAATTCGCTTTCTATTGTGGTTGTGAATTTGATTTTAGACATTGCAAAACCTCCTTTTTAACAGTATACCATAAATACGTATTGACGTAAATATGCAAAATTGTTATAATATACGTAAATAAGTATATACGTACAAAGGAGATTGAAAGATGGCTTTTAAAAAAGGAATGACAGCATATAATTTTGATGATTTGACAGGCAAGACATTTAACAGGCTAACAGTTATTAAAAGAGTATATAGAAATAATAGCAAAAGAGTATATTGGAAATGCAGATGTGTTTGTGGAAAAGAAACAATTGTTGAAAGTTCAAAACTCAAAGGCGGATATACAAAAAGCTGTGGGTGTCTTAACAATGAAAATCGAAAGCGCCATATAAATGAACTGACTACGCATAATATGAGTAACAGCAGATTGTTCGAGGTTTGGTGTTCCATGAGAAGAAGATGTGAAAACAGAAAAGATAAAGCGTATAAGTGGTATGGTGCTAAAGGCGTCAAAGTCTGTGATGAGTGGCAAGGAGAAGGCGGTTTTCAAAATTTCTATAATTGGTCTATAAAAAATGGGTACAAAGAGAATTTATCTATAGATAGGATAGATTTTAACGGAAATTATGAGCCGTCAAATTGTCGCTGGATTACACAAAAAGAGCAATGTAATAATACAAGCAGAAATATTTATATCGATTACTGCGGAGAAAGAAAGACGTTAAGCGAATTATGTGAGATGTATAATCTTAAATATGGAATTATGCACCATAGGATTTGTGATTTAGAACTTCCTTTTGAGATTGCTATGAATTTGAGCGGGTTTTGTAGAGTTCACTACAAAGGAAAAGAAACTGATTTAAGGATAATATCAAGAGATGAAAAAATAGAGTATAAAACTTTATTAAAAGAAGTATTGGTAAATAAAAGGAAAGATATAGAACAAATTATATTAGAATGTGGAGGTAAAAACATATGCACAAATGGGCTAAACAGATAATGGAATGTGTCAAGGCTAAAGTTGACGGAATTGGAATTGACAATTTTGAGGGACAAAATCTTGACGATTTAAAAGATTTTACCGAGATTGTTAAGAATATCGTAGAGTTTGACAAGGACTATCTGATTGTTGAAGCTATGGAAAATTCAAAAGATGATTACAGGAGATACACCGAGCCACCATATTATCATATGCCGGTAAACTACAACGACATGGAGTATATGCGTGACATGGATAAGAGTCGAGGCAAGATGTACTACTCTGAACCGATTGCACCACATGTGAGTGAAAGCAATTATGACAGAGCAAAGAGACATTATACCGAAACGAAGGAAATGCACAAAGGAGCCTCTACAGAGGACAAAGAGCATAAAATGAAAGCCCTTGATATGTATATCCGTGAATTAAGCGGAGATATATCGGAGCTTTTAAATGACATGACACCCGATGAACGCAACCTTTTGCGCACCAAGATGAGCAATCTTGCATCAAAACTGTAATTATTAAGGCTATGGGTAGTAATGCTCATAGCCATTTTTAGAGGGTATAAGCATGGATATAAGGGTTAATGATACATTGTGGCACATACAATTTAAAAAGCCCACATCAAGCGAATTAAGGCGGTCTGACGGTACGATAAGTTTAGGAGTGACTGATAATACAACCAAGACAGTAACGATAGCTGATAATGTGTCTGATTACATGGCTGACAAAATACTATGCCATGAGCTAGTGCATGCGTACTCATTCTCATATGGCTGTGACATTGACATAGAGACGGAAGAAATAATCGCAGATTTTATGAGCTTGTACGGACGGAATATTGTATACACGGCTGACAAAATATTTAATTTATTGGAGCAAAAATATGGATAAAATAGACAGACTATTAGAATACATACACCGGACTAATCCGGAAATGACACGGCAGAAATTGATTGAAGAACTAAGAGAGAGTGATTACAGTGCCAAAAGCATTTATTTTTTGGCGATTCAAAATTTTTAAAAATTTTGTCAGGAATATTTTGATACCCCCGTACCTTTTGATTTTTTCAATTTCAAAAATCCGTTCGCAAGATTTTGCGAAAACTTGTCGAGAACTTGCAAAGAACTCGCACCACACTTTAATTGAGTGAAGTTTTCTGAAAATTCAAACATTTTCCATGAGTTGGTGCACCTGACTCGTAACACGTCACACCCGGCACGGCTTAAGGCTTAAGGCTTTACAACTATATCGCAAAGCGTTGTAAACGGCTCGTTTTACGGCTTATTTTAGCGTGCTTGATAAAATCCATGTTAGTACGCTCAAAAGCCCTTAAAACGTCAAATACACGACTTAAAAGTATATATCATAAAATCATAGAATATTTTTGTTAATTTGTCAATGTACATATGCCCGGACGCATAGCCGGACAACTTGCGACAGCTCCAACGGCTGCACGCTTGATTTTGGACACAACAAAAAGGGATATAAAATATCCCTATTGGTAACGTGTGATATATTTTCCGGCTACGTAGTCACAAAATAATGTGACCGGGTGAACGTGTGCGCGCTTTTCAACAACTCGCAACCATTCACCGCCCCTTTGAACTGTGATTTTTAGTTCGTGTGACTCCATCCATTCTATACAATCATACTTGATATAGCTAAAATCGCTTATTTTTGGCATTTCATAGCCTAGCGCCTTGACGCGCTTAAATATTTCCTTTTTCCCCAAGTATTCATAATTAGACATAATACACCCCCCTATCTATAACAAGCCTTAATTATTGGGCTTATATAGTTTTTATGCTGTAGATAATTGGAGAAGGCCGTCCGGCGGTATTCCTTGCCACTAATAAGCGCGGTAACATCGTCACACGCGCCAGACTCTGCGACAGCTCTAAAAATGTCTGTTATTGCTTTACGCGTGGCGCGCTCACTTGCTTGATATTCCGGCGCGCTTTGATATTTGCCGTTGTAGCGTGCTCTAATTTCCATTTCTACAGCGTCAAGACTGTTTAGCTCGTTATCCATTCATTAACCCTCTTTTCTGTTTTAGTGCGTGGTTTATAGGCTACTTTTTGACCTTTTCGCGGTTCATACGTGCGTTAATCTGTTTTTATTAGGTGGTAACACAAAGCACCTATAAAGGGCGCACAATTATTTTTTCAAGCATTGCACCTCTTGAGCCTGATATAAATATAAAGGCATTTATAAGACCTCTTGACGCGATTATTTACCGGACGCGCGGACGGAGTGCAATATATACAGCCGTAAAGCTGTATAAAAGCACCTATGAATAAAATAATTAAATTGATAATACAAGACCCGAAAGCCTTATATATAAAGCTAATAGCCGGACTTGCACCGGCTAGAATACCTTTGTTAATTTGTATCGCTATTAGCTTGCGAATTATTCCAATATCACCCCTTATTGTTCGATGATTTCAAAGCATTTTTGTATCTCTTCTAGGCTGTGACAGCATTCCCCACCGGGATAACGATATATAGCCATATAATCACCACTGTCTAGAGGTTGCACATCTTTCAAATATGCTCTATATCCTCCATTACCTTTTATAATTTTGGGATATCCGTCTTTTATCATTTTCTCAATTTTTGTCATTTTCTTATTTCTCCTAATTAAATAAAAATTAAGTCGATAGTATCAGTTGAGTTATGCGACTTTTTGTTGAAATATGTAACTTACTAATTGCAATTTAATAAAAAAATAAAAACAAACCGCCATACCCAATAACAAGGCACGACGCAAAAAGCCCGAAAGCCTTTAAAAGCTCGATAAAATCTCTCATATTGTGCCCCCTAACAATAACAAAAATCACCTTGCAAGCCGGTTGTAATAATCATTTTTCCATCTTTACGGCGGTAAACTACACCGCAACCGCCATCACTTAAAGACCATACAAGCCAGCCAGCCGGAGTTACTTTTTCATGGTTCTTATAATCATAAAAAGCATAATGCGGTTTTATTCCGCTTTTTTCCTGTTCAAGTGCGTTGTTTATAATTTCATCGTCCGTTAATAGCAACGCTTTTCCGTTTTTCTGTCGTCCGCAATATCTCATTTTTACGCCCTTTCTGGTCTGCCATCATCAGCACCGGGAGACCGTTCCACGGTGGACGCTCCACGTTGGAGCGTTTCGGCTTAAAAATAAATATAAAAGCTTTTCCCATTGCTATTCCATTCGCTATCTAATACGGTAACTTTTGAAAGTCTGCCAATGCATCCATAAACTCCGGCAGCATAGTATTTAGAATCGACTTGGCATCCTTTAGCGTCAGGGAACTCTTTTTTGATTTCCTGTATAATCTCATTGACTTTGCGACAGCAAACGCCACTTTTTTCGTCGAACGGCTCCAGCCGTGAAATATAGTTCTCTGCATTTTCAAATGTGTATATATTACAATTTAATTTGATGCCGTCCATCATTTCGCCCATTCTGCAAATTTCCTTGTGTGATAATTTTTTCATTTTCTTTTTCCTTTTGACTGTGATATAATACAGTCACCTTTCAATTATTATTTTTTGTTTGGTGCTCATCGTGTAACTTTGGCCGGCTGCGCGATGAGCTTTTTTATTTTGTCCCTTGCCTTTCGACTTGACTATACAATACTATATTGCACGTAATATGTCAATACCTTATTGCAATAAAAATTGAAAAAATACTAAAATAATTATTTCAATTATTATTTCTACTATATAATGCAATAAAGTATTACAATATTGTATTGCTATATTATTGAAATAGTTATTGACATAGTAATTTAATTATTATATATTTATGTATAACAATATTGATATATAGTAATATTGCTAGTAACTATTGATACTATTAATTAAAATAATGAGGTGCAATAAATGGACGAGAAGAAAATTATTGAAAACTATAAAAAAAGAATAAAGCGACAGAATGAAAAAGCCCGGGAAAATTGGGACTCAATAACCTGTAAATTGCCAAAGGGCACAAAAGACCGAATACAGGCGCAAGGGCTGACGATTAACGGCTTTGTAAACCAATTAGTGCTGGATAAGCTGGATGAGCTGGAAAACAATAACAATGAGTGCCCATTTTAAAATTTAAAGTCGGTTTTTTGTGGCCGGCTTTTTATTTTATATATAATTAATATATATGTGTAATGTGGTATATATTAATCAATACAGTTATTATTATATATTCAACAATCCATATATTGACAAAATAAGTAGATTTGATTATTATTATTTTAATTAAATTAATAAGCAGATGCCGGCTAGCCTGTGTCGCTTGGAATTGTTCCAGGTGGTGCGGGCTTTTTTATTTTATGATTTTGAGGTGCTAAAATGGAAAAAATTAAAGGAAATATAACTAAACATTTAATCGCTGATTTTGGCACTTTCCAGCTTTATCGGGAGGACTTCGAGAGGGCTATAGAACAGGCTTGTCAGGAACTACAAATTGACGACTTGAAGAGCGAGGGCCAAAGACCTTGGAAAGCTGTCTGCAAGAGAGTTGGAGAGATTATATTTAATGATAACAGTATATTAAAAGATAAACGGTTATATGATAATACATGTATGTTAACCAACTACAATAGATATAATTATAATATATTAAATAATATATGTGATGAATATATATATATTAGTGATAAATATAATAAACTATGTAGTACTGTTGCATTTAGTAATTGGTGTAATATAGATTGCGGTGTTATAGATAACTGGAGATTAAATAAAGAGTCAAGCCCTAAAAGTTATGAGATTTGGCAAAAACTGCAAGGAATCCGTAAAGATTGTATCAAGGATAGAGCATATGACAATAAATCCCCGGTGGGTGCTATGTTCGTTGGCAATAATGAATTTGGCATGAATCAACCGGGTATTGGCTACGAGGCTACGCAAGCGCGAGCATTAAGTGCTAATGAATTACCACGGTTAGGTGCTTCAAATAGTCAGAATATTAAAGCATTATCAGGCGATAGCATGGTTGATAATGCCAAGTAATTGTATATACAACAGATACAATTCTAATCCCTTGATTTATAAGGCTTTGAGGGCTATTGAATTATTACAACTATGCACAAAACAGTTGTTTAGCGAAGAGTTGAAAGCATGTAAGTAAATTGTACATGCAATAGATACAATTTAAAATGCTTGATGTTTGAGAGCTGAGCAGCGCACGTATTGGGTGCCCTAGGGGTGTATATGAAAAGCGAAAAACTGCCCCACTTAGCCCCCAAAATATCCGCCAAAACAAAAAGGCTCTTACTCATACCTTAACCTTACCAAGCAGTATTTATTATTATAACATAAGTTATATATTAATTAAACAACATACACAATAATAATATATATACATACAACTATGATTAAATAATAGTTATATATAATATATAACAGTAAAGGAGCTAGCAGCGATGAAATTAACAGGATTTGAGTCTAATAAAATTAATTCCGAAATGGTAAACCACCCTAGTCACTACAATTTGCCTGACCGTAAAGAGTGCATTGATGAAATGATTGACATTTACGGACTTAAGGATGTGGCTAAATGGTGTGAGATTACTGCATACAAGTATGAATATCGTGCCGGGCATAAAGGTTCTGCGGCTGAGGATATGAGCAAGGCAGAGTGGTACATGGATAAGGCTCACGAGCTTAAGTTTAAGCGCAGGTGGAAGATTTTAGACAAGATTATTATTGAATACTTGCCAAAGTTCATTAAGGGCTTTTTTGCATGGGCGACATTGTTTTGTATGGTTCACGCGATATTCTTTCCTGACCTGGTCTCAATAATTGCTTCAATAGTGTTTTTTACTCTTACATGCATAATCGATTCGACATTTGAGGAAAATGAGGTGTAAATCATGTTTGTATTAAAAATTGCAACAACAGTATGGCTGACATTAATTTCATTGGCAATGGCGGGGGCAACGTTAAACAGAGAGACTGATACTACCTCAAGGCTCACTAGCATTGCTATAATGTTCGGCCAGATACTTGCCATAGCTTTCATGTGGCAGTAAATATAGGGCATTCGCCAAGCGGTAAGGCACGGGATTTTGATTCCCGCATACGTTGGTTCAAATCCAACATGCCCCGTTCGGGGTTTACTTGGTTCCCCGACATTGGACTTAGTAGTTCCTTTCGTCCTCATAGCGGAAAGCTGTTAAGAGCCGTCACAAGGCTCGTGAGGGTTTAATCGTGTATAATCCCACAATACACGAGCGTGAAAACCAACCTGTCGTAAAGACATCTGTAACAGGCAGAGTAGACATATATACCCCCTTTAATTGTTAAACTAGGGCAACTCAAATCATATGAGTCTTAGGTGAGGTGCAATTCCTCACATGTCCTTTGCTGTAGGTTTCCTAGTTCTTTTCCTACAGCACATACAAATTTATATCTCCGGAGGGTGTAGCCACTCCTTAGACTTCACCCTCATTATCGGCATGTAGCTCAGTGGTAGAGCAGTCGGCTGTTAACCGACTTGTCGTGGGTTCGATTCCCACCTTGCCGATTTAGTAGTGTTAGTAGCACTACGTAGCCTTGAAGTACAAAAGGCTATTCGTGGTGACAATCAGTGTTGCCACGGCGCTTGCCGACATGGGATAATGGTATTCCAGTAGCTTGCTAAGCTATCCAACAGAAATGTTGTTCGTGTTCGAGTCACGATGTCGGCGCTAACTTACGACAGGCTATAAGAGTCAGCCGTAAGCGGTATAGAAAGTCCGTAGAAGCTGTACAAAGGTAGCGACAAAAACAGTTTCAATATAGCAGTCACGCTACGGCTGTTATATTTGCCGTATGTCCGGGTGGTGAGGGAGCGGTCTTGAAAATCGTTGGCTGTAAAAGGCTTGCAGGTTCGAATCCTGTGTACGGCGCTTATCTTTGGATAACTTTTAATCACCAGAACTGCAAATATGGGTTATAAGGTTGTCTGTATGGATAGTAGTTGTATTATCGGAAACAGAAAACTCTTTGCAAAATAGAATTTGCAGATTTGAAATGCATTGGCATGGTTTGGTCTGACGGAGTTCGACACTCCGTGCAACTATTTACAACAAACTAGCTTGACGAAGCGAAAAGCACTTCCGCTGTGCCTGTTTGTTGTTTTTACCAATCAAGCGGAGTATGTATCACAGGCATACATAAATAATATCAAGCGGAGGTATTCGATTATGGCAACAATTAGAGTGCATAAAACAAAAAATTACACAGTTATGAGCAATACTCATTTAAGAGATAAGAGCTTGAGTCTGAAAGCAAAAGGACTATTGTCCGTAATGCTTTCATTGCCCGATAATTGGGATTATTCAATAGCTGGGTTGGTTGCAATAAGCAAAGAGAATGAAACAGCCGTTAAATCGGCTTTAAATGAATTAAAGGATAATAACTATGTTGTGGTTACCAAAGAAAACCCAACAAAAAGCAATGGCGGAAGAATAAAGTACACCTATGAGGCTTACGAAGAACCATATAAACAGAAAATAGAAAAACAAGATACAGAAAATCTATGGGTTGAACATCAACAGGTAGAAATTCACGGACAATTAAATACTAATGGATTAAGTACTGATGAATTAAATACTAACAAACAAAGTACTGAAAGATTAAATACTGATAAGGTACATACATCAACTAACATTGATGGAGAGGTACATACATCTGTTTCCGAGAAACAGACGGCAAGGGTTACCCGACAGGATATGCAAGCAAAGAAAGATGACATGCTCAATAGATTCTCTGAAATCTGTGACAACAGTGTTGAAAACGAAACAATCAGAGAAGTAGTCAAAAACGCATTCCGCAGATACATGAACCTGTACGAAACATATTTTTGCAAGGTTCACCCAATCTTGACCGATAAAACTCTGACTAATGTATGTCTGTCGCTTTCTAATGTGACCGATACAGAGCATAATCACTTTGAGTGGACGGATGTTTACCTAACAGACGAAACAGGGCTTACTGGGCTTGATAGAATGGTTAACGAGCATTTCAGACGAACACATAGAAGAGAGACTAACTACTCAATAACGCATTTTGCTAAAAGCGACTATCTGCTACAGTTGGCACAAGGCATTATTGAGTATTAAACGGAGGTATAAATATGGCAAAAGGAGTTAAGACACGAAATATCGACTCATTCCGAGAAGGATTGATGGAATACGCATATGGCAGATGTTCACAGGCACAAGCAGCAAAGATAGCCGGTATGAGCGTGCCGACATTTAGGAAATACGCAAACATGCATTTTTTAGGTATTCCATTTCCTGATACACTTTTTAAGGCAAAGGAAGAATAACCAATGAACACAAATTGTGTGAACTGTGGCGCACCGATTGACAGAAAACTTAAAAAATGCCCTTATTGTGGTACACCTTATGACTACAGTGACTTTAATGCAAGTTTTGAAAATGCGCTTGGAACTATCCATATTGCCGGGCAAGAATATCAAGTGTATTTAGGCAAATGTGAGGTAAACACAATCAATATGGGGTGTGGCAGAGACATAGATGGAATGCTTCACGGAGACAACATTGTTAAAAAACGAAAATTTACTTTGATTGAGGTGTGATATGAAAGATTGCTCGATTTGTAAATATTGTGATGAAGATTTTGATTTTGATGAGGAAATAGGAGAAGAATATCCGGTTTATAATTGTCAAAAAGGGAATGATACATCGCTTGACTGTGAGTGCAAGGATTTTAAGAAATACAAGCCAAGAAAATATAGAGAAAAAGATACCAAATGCGATAAATGCGAATGCAGAGAAAAATGCGCAAAATATAGTTCCGGGATAGACTGTACAACCAACATGGATATAAAAACACATATTATTTATCCACAAGACAAATGTATTAAAAGGGCAAAAGAACTAGGTATCGAGGTGTAATATGTGTGAATTTTGCGAAAATCCTACAAAATGGAATACTGATGATTATAGCTTAGTTCCAAACAGAAACTTATCAGATGGGATTATGCAGGCAGAAGATAACACGTATCAGATTGGTGTGTTTGACAGCAATTCTGATTGTTGGGAAGTTATGGAAATCAATTATTGCCCTATGTGTGGTAAAAAACTGAGAGAGGACTAAGTATGTGTGAGTTTTGTTGCAAAATAGGAAAATTGGAAAAAATCAAGCAAGGAGCTTTTAGAGGCGGGTATTATCCCCAAAAAAATGAAACACAAATTGTTGAGTTTGAAAATGCATTTCATTTATTCGTCGGATGTAGCGACCCTTTTATGTCTGGAATCGAAATCGAAGATATAAAATTTTGCCCTATCTGCGGTAGAAAGCTGGTGTAATAATGGCGGAACCTTTAAGTAAATTAGCAGAAAAATGTAAAAATTGCCCTAAATCTGAAAAATGCGACCATAAAAGAATGGAGTTATGTGCTTTAGCGGATTTGCCACCGCAAAATCTTGCAAGTGCTACACAAGGCATTTTGATGGACAATATGTCACCTGTATTGAGGGAAGAAATAAAAAGCCCTTTAAGTCCATTTAGATACAAAGACGAATTGGAAAAAGCACTAGATGATTTCCGTTTTGGAAATATGTTTATGTATGGCGCTTAGAAAGTTGGTGGAATGATGGTTACACAGAAAGATGTCCACAATAATATAGTTGTAAATGCAAGCGTTTGGCAGAAAAGATATTTATCATTACAGTGCGGTGGAGACGTTGAAAAGATAAAGGAAGTCGAACAGACAATGGCTAATATGATTAACGGCATTAGCAAGGCGCTTGAAAATAGCGAAACGGATTATTTGAATAAACTTGATTTGTAAGCGAGGGATTTTATGAAACATCAAAAAGAATGGCGCACTTGCGACAGGTGCGGAAAAGAGATAATACGATACGATGAAAAATATGCATATATCAAAACGAGAGAGATAAAACCTCTTCACGAAAAAAGCATATGCACAGCCGAAGATTTAGCAAAGGAAGTCTTTCCAATGGCTATATGGAGAGATGATACGCAATACGACCTATGCCCTAAGTGTAGGAAAGATTTTAAGAGGTTTATGAAGAATGGAGCATGAAAGAAAATGGTGCACTTGCGATAGGTGCGGTGCAGAAATTAAAAAAGGAATACTGTGTGGAAATTCGATTACAAAGAACGGCATTTTTAATACCGCATACGACTTGTGCTATAAATGTATGGAAGATTTTGAAAGATTTATGGAAAATGAAAAATAATAAATTGTAAAGGAGAAAATAAATTATGAATTTTGGACAGGCAATTGAAGCATTAAAAAACAGCAAAAAAGTAGCAAGAAAAGGTTGGAATGGCAAGGGAATGTTTGTGTATTACGTTCCGGCTGGCAATTTTAAGTCTTACACAGAAATTGGAAAATCTATTGCAGATAAAGACGATTTAGTACATTACAATCCGTATTTTGCTATCAAAAATGTTAATGACACTGTTTCTACATGGGTTCCGTCAATTAATGATTGCTTAGCGGAAGATTGGTATGTAGTTGAGTAGCATATGGGAGCGTGTTTGAGCTATGAGCATGGCAGAAGTAATTAAATCAATAGAGCGTGAGGCATTTAGAGAAGCACAATCGCACGAAATAGGCGGTAGAAATGGCGAACCGATAGATTGTTCCACTTTAGAAGATGAACCTCTTATTGAGGTAGATAATGAAGCAGACAGGCAAACGTTGAGAGACTGCTTTAAGGAGTGAATAGAAATGAAAACGCTAATTGATTTTATTAAAAATTTGAAATCTTTTTATCAGTTTTATAAAGATTATGAGTATAACGGTGATGAATGTGAGTTTATTATCGAGAATTATCAAGAAGTTTTATGCAGCCGAACAAAAACTATGAGCAAGCCGACGTATTATGCAGAATCCGTTATTGGAGAGATAGATAGGTGGTATGAAGATAGTTGGAAAACTATGTATAAATGTGAACCATTCGAGACGGCAGAACAAAAAATTATGATAAAATCCGATGGCGAAACTGCACAAGTGTTTATTGACGGCAAAAAAGTAAACTGCACAGACATGGAGTTGCATTTTATCGCTCATGCAAAGCAAAGTCCAATGATTAAAGTTGATGCACAATGGCATAAAACGGATGAAAACGGAAATGCAATTCTGAATGAGGATAAAACTGCCATATTGACAGAGGGCATTAAAATAAATTGCTGAGGGGGCGAGATTATGAAAATAACAGAAATGAATAACTGCATTGAAGAAATGCGTAAATGTTACAAGTTTGAGGATGATAAAACTGAAATAAGACTTGGCAATATACCAAGCGGTGGCTGCGACAGACATGTATCTGTCAGCACAATGAATGAAAACGGAACACAGATTGAAATGACAAGAATAGCGGATAGATTAGAAAAAGCAGACTATTGTTTGCGATGAAAGGAAATCAAATGAACGAAATAAAATCAGGAATGGAAATTGCCTATCAAGGAGTAAAAGAAGAAATGGAAACAATAGTTGCAGAACTTGCAAGAAAAGGAATTGAAAAGCCAAAAGGCTTTAGCATGTTGGAACAGTTTATAAAAGACAGACTTTCAGAATGTGAATAAATATATTACCGGCTACAGATTGATTGTAGTCGCTGCCCTTAGAAAGATAAAGGTTGATAAAACATAAAAAAGGAGACGGAGAACATGAAAAAATTATTTGTAAGCGTGCCGATGAAAGGCAGAACAGAGGAAGAAATCAAAGCAAGTATTCAGAAAATGAAAAAGATTGCTGAGATATACGAGGGCGAGGAGTTAGAGCTTATCGACAGCTACATTGAGGATAACCCGCCTAAAGACAGCAAAGAAGCTGTATGGTATCTTGGTGAAAGCCTTAAGAAACTGGCACAGGCTGATGTATTCATCGGAATAGACGATACTTGGGATTGGAATAGATGCTACATTGAAACGGGAACAGCAAATAGATATGGCATTAAAGCATATGTGATTCCGGCAAGATATGTAATTGACGATTATAATGCACTTGTGCAGAAATTACATCCGGCTGTCCACAACGTATTACTCTAACAAAATTTTACCGGCTAACAAATGGAACTAGTCACTACTCTAAATAGTGGGAAGGACGAATGACCATGATAAAAACTGTTATAGCGATTGTAATTATAATTATATTTGCCGTATGCGAAATCATAAATTTTATAAACTACAAGTTTTATTCAGAACTTATCGACGTAAAGTACAACAGAAACACAAAGTACAGAAAGTCTGGACACTTAACCCTTAAAGAAGCTAAGGAAAGATACTATCCACAATACAGATATGCGGTAGTAAATGTTGAATTTAGCAATTATCCATCATGGATTTGTAAAGATATTGAAGAGGCAAGAGAAAGAGTAAAAGATAGTTGTCAAAGATTGTATATTGTAGACTTTGAAGATGTGATATAGTTACACAATGATTTGTAGCGAACATAGCGTTGAAGAGATAATGATTAAAACAACAGAGTAATATATTACCGCCGTATAAGCGACTTACGGTGCTAACCTAGAAAAATTATAGGCAGAGGTCTATAAGCACCTTTGCTTTTTAAAAGTGGAGGTGCTTTTCTTATGGCTAGTCAAAGCCTTATTTCCACAGTTGATAGTTACGAAAATTACATAGAAAAAAATGGAATAGACGAGCAAGTAATTAATGCCTATGTAGACGCTTGCAGCGTAGCCATAAACGGCGAGAAAGATATTGAGTATGGACTACAACTCACTAAGAGAGCAAAAGAGCTTATAGAGGACTTCTGCACGGCTAAAACAGGTGGCACGATTTGGGATTTGGACTATTACCATTTCAAGCATGAGACTACACCATATGACTTAGTTAATCACTATTTTGATTTATTCCTGATGGAAGCTCACTATAAGTTTGAGAGCTTTATGATTTACATGGAAAAAAATCGTCCACCATGGGAAAGATTTTATTTGCCGAGAAGAAATCCGTTAAGCAAAGTTGCACAACTCATTCAAGATTTGTACGATGATAAACTTGATGAGGGCATGGTATTTTGCCCTGGACGTATCGGAAAGACTCAAATCGTTAAAATGGGTAATTTGTGGTTTGGCTCAAACAGACCTGAGAGGTCAAATCTATATTCGGCATATTCTGACAAAATAACCGGAGGATTTTACGATGGAACATTAGAAATGGTAAATGACCCAACGTACACCTACAAAGATATTTACCCTAAAATTGTAGAGAAAAAAGCTATCACAGACGGAAAAGACCTTACAATAGACTTCTTGCGTAAAAAAACATACCCAACATTTACTATGCGTTCTATATACGGAACACTGAACGGAGCGTGTGACTGTGATGGCTTAGGAGTATATGACGATTTATTTAGCGGTATTGATGAAGCATTAAGCGAGGATAGACAGGCTACAGTTTGGGGAAAGTTTGATAATAACTTTATGCCGAGAATTAAGCCCGGCAAAGCAAAGCTGTTAGGAATAGGCACGAGATGGGCACCGAAAGATGTTCAAGGACGCAGATTAGAATTGCTTGCAAATAATCCTGAATATAAAAACATACGTCATAGAGAGGTTATAATCCCGGCACTCAACGAAAACAATGAGAGCAATTTTGATTATCCCTACAAATTGGGATATTCCACATTAGATTATAAGCGCAGAATGGCTTCATTTGAAGATAATGACGATATGGCTTCATGGTTCGCTCAATACCAGCAAGAGCCGATAGAAAGAAAAGGTCAGATGTTCAATATTGATAACATGAACTTTTTTGACCCGGCAGAAATTGAGGGAATAAGACCTGATAGAATTTTTTCGGCAAACGACCCGGCATATGGTGGTGGAGACTTTGTATCGATGCCGATTTGCTATGAGATTGAAAAGGAATACTATATCGTGGATGTTGTGTATAACGATGGCGATAAGGATATAACAATTCCCGAAGTAACAAGCAGAATGGAAAGCCACTTAGATAAATTCCCAAATAAAACAGCAGAGGTACATTTTGAGGAAACAAAAACAACAGCTGCCTATCGTTTGGACTGTGAGAAAATATGGAAGAAAGATTGCTACCCAATATTGACAAGCCATGACCCGGCAGATAACAAAACTGCAAAAATGGACAGAATTAAAAATCATGCGCCGGACATAAGAAAACTGCATTTCATAAAACTTGAAAGGCAAACTAAGGAATACAAGAAATATTTTCAAAATGTGCTTTCTTGCACATATGAGGGCAAAATGAAACATGATGATGGTGTGGATTCTACTGCGCAGTTGTGCGACATGATTTTTAGGGAAAAGCGGATAGCAAAGGTTGAAGCAGTACACAATCCGTTCAGAGGAGGGCTTTATTAATGAATACAAAAACTTACTTAAATCAAATTAGCAGATTAGATAAAATGATACAAAATAAGCTGTCTGAAATATACAGGCTTAAAACAATAGCATGTAGCGTTACTGTTTCAACGGACAAAGAAGCGGTTGATGTTTCATCTGACAAAGATAAGCTAGGCAGTACAGTAACTAAAATTGTGGACTTGGAAAAAGATACAGACAGACTTGTTGATGAATTTATGAGAAAAAGAAATCATATTATCAGTCAAATTGATAGCATGGAGAATACCGACTACTATCATGTACTCTCAATGAGATATGTCAATCAAAACACTTTTGAAGAAATCGCCCAGGCTACAAATTGGAGCATAAGAAAGATATTTACAATCCACGGCAGAGCCTTGCAAGAGTTTGAAAGGCTTTACGGAAAAGAATATCTTGAAAATGTGCAGTAGTGTGCATAGTTTTGCATATCATTGCATATATACACTTAAAAAATTGACAGTTATAATATAACTATGAAAAAATCGTAATTCGTTCATTGCGTAAAATCTCTTTTAGAAACGGCACTCACAGATTGTGGGTGCCGTTTTTAGTGAATCGAGGGTGACATGAATAATCAGAATATTAATATTGTACCAATAGGAAAACGAAGTGTAATGTGCCCTCGTTGCGGAAAGCTATTAACGTGGGTAAATAAAAGTGACAAGAAGCACCATAAAGTAATGTGTACGCACTGCCGTAAATGGATATGGTTTTGGGCTGGCACAGGAGAATTTCAGATAAAAGAGGTTCCGCAGAGAACTTCTGCAAGTGGCATGAGGTTTTATTGATGTATAGATATGCTCATAAAAACGTAAGACCTTTTTCGGCTGTCTGTCATAATAATTACGGCAGACAAGTTATTTTCACGAGAAAAAGGCAAATCACAAAAAACAACATAATCGAAGAACTGAATAAAGCACTTGTGATTCACGAGCAAAACGCTATTGAGATTGAGTATCTTGACAGGTACTACCGTGGTGACCAACCGATTTTGTATCGGCAGAAAGTGAACCGACCGGAAATCAATAACAAGATTGCTGTAAATCTTGCATATGAGCTTGTTGAGCGCAAAACCGCAGAGATGTGTGCCGAGCCAATCCAATATGTGTTGCGTGGCACCGATAACCATAAGTCGGAAGAAATCACACAGCTTAACATCACTATGGACTCAGAAAGCAAACAGGAGTGCGATATAGACATACATCGTTGGAGAAGCATATGCGGTACCGGCTACAGATTTATCGGTAATGATGATGGACAAGGACAGTTGCTTGATGAGAGCGATTTTTACTTATCTTCTGAAAATCCAATGTACACCTTTGTAGTTTACTACTCAAATGGACGTCCAGCATTCTCTTGTCAAATAGGAGAGGACGAGAATGGAGCAAATATTTATTATGTGTTCACCGACAACGAGTGGTTTGATATTCGCAACGACAAGATTTATGCAAGCGGAACAAACGGCAATAGAGCTATTCCAGTCATCGAATACCCAAACAATGCAAGGCGATTGTCTGATATTGAAATGACTATTGCAATCACAGACGCTATTAACGTGCTGACATCGGACAGAATTAACGGTGTCGAGCAGTTTGTGTCTGCATGGGTGAAATTTGTTAATTGTGAAATTGACATAGATACATTTAGAAAAATGCGACAAGAGGGAGCATTGGTTGTTAAATCTAACAATGGTTCAGACAACAAGGCTGATGTTGATGTAATGACGAGCGAACTTAATCAGACAGAGGGACAAGTGGTTTTCACTGACCTTTTTGAAAGATTTTTAAGTATTCAAGGTCTTGCAAATCGTCAGGGCAACACAGGCGGTGATACCGGCTCGGCTGTAGAATTGAGAAACGGACATTATGATGCCGGACTTAGGACGGCTATTAATGAGCCTATTCTCAAGAAATCAGAGAGAATGGCACTTAGGCTTATTCTTAACAGGCTGAGAATTAATAAGGGCTTTACACTTATGCCTAGCGATGTTGAGATACACATTAATCATAATAAGCTAGACAACATGCTTGTTAAGGCAGAGGTGCTTCAAATACTACTTAACTGCGGTATCAATTACAAGAGGGCTGTCAAGACGATTGACATGTTTAGCGACCCTGAACAAGTCACTCTTGAAAGTGCTAAGCGCATGGAAATGTTATTCCCGGAAGAACAGCCGACAACAGCTACACCTAACAATGATAAGAACAATGGAAAGACAGCCGATGAATAATTGGCTGTCAATTTATTTTGGAGCTTGATATGGCAGACGAAATCCACGCACTTAACAAAAATGAAATACAAGACATAGATTATGATACATATTTTGGTGAGATGGATTTATCTGACGAGGAAAAGGAAGATAGAAAAAAGCTTGCCGAAAAGTTTGAAAAAATCTTTGTTATGCTATTTGCCTTGCTATCCGGCAAGGAAGAAACAGAGATAACCACTATCACTAAAGAATTTATCATCAGATATGAGAGCATTGCCACGCAGTATTGTAAGGTAAAGAAAACACCCTCATACATTACAGACTATGCCCGGTACATTGTAAATGAGGTAGTTGACGCTACCACACAAAATACTGAAGTAGAGTATTTTACTTCACAAAAGCGAGCGAAAAATGTAGCTGCGAATGAAGCTAATGCAGTCGGCAATTACAGATTGCAAACCGAAATGGTGAAACAGGGCTACAAAACAAAAGAGTGGCGCTCAAAAGAAGATTCACATGTCAGACCTACACATGCAGATGTTGACAGAAAGAGAATTGATATTTTTAAGCCGTTTGAGGTTGGAAATTCACTGATGATGTTTCCGAAAGACCACTCTTTAGGGGCACAGGTAAAAGAAATAGCAGGGTGCAGATGTACCCTTAGATATTTTAAATAATCAGCGATTGTCAATTGTGACAGTCGTTTTTTATTATACAAAATTTTGCACCTATGCGGTAAATAGGAGAACTCAGCAGGAGCGACCTGCGGTAACAAAAGCGTGAGTAACGGAGGTAATTATGACAAGAAATGACGTATTGAAACTATTTCCAGAAGCGACAGACGACCAGATTACAAATTTACTTAATCAAAACAATTCGGAAGTTGCTGAGGAAAAAAACAAAGCAAGCCAGTACAAGACTAAGGCTGATACGGCAGACGACTTACAGAAACAGCTTGACGAGCTACAAGCCGGCAACATGACGGAGCTTGAAAAAGCAAATAAAGCCTTAGAGACAGCTAATCAGCAGATTGCCAAGCTACAGAAAGATAATGCTGTCAGAGATTTACGAGAGAGTGCAATGTCTGATTTTGGAATTACTGCAGAACAGGCAAAGACAGTAGTAAAAGAGGATGGCTCTTTTGACACAACATCACTTGGCAAGATTATTTCCGACATGAAAGCCAATGCGATAGCAGAGTATGAGAAAAACGCACTCAAAGGTACTCCCAATCCAAACAATGGCGGTAAAAAAGATGAACCCGACTCAAAGCCAGCAGATGTAGCCAATGCAGAACAAATCTCATTCGGCACAGTTGCAAGTGCTGAAAGTCAAAACAGCTATGTAATTTAAAACAGGAGGTAGAACGATGGGAAAGCCAATCGTAAGAGATTTTACACAGGGTAAAGGAATTTTAAAATTTTTCCCTTATGAGGGTGCAGCGTGCCTTGTACCACAGACTATGGTAACAAGCGCAGACACAAACGGAATGAAGATTGTACCGGCCGGTACACCATTCCCAAGCAACGATGCAGAGTGCAAGGGTTATCTGTTACACGATGTAGATGTAACGATGGGTGACGCACCTGGAACATATGTATATCAGGGAACTATTGATTGGGAGAAAGTTAAGTCACTTTCAATCGCAGATGAAGCTAGAACTGCAACACCTAGAGTTACTTTCTATGGCGCACCAAAGATTGTAGCAAGTCAGGTTTAAAAGGAGGTAGAAGAACATGGCATTACCATTAGCAGAAGCATTTACAGCGAGAAGCCTCGGTGTAATGTGGGATAACTACAAAAAGACATTAGGAACTGCCCCTTATCTTGGCAGACAGAAATTCGGAACACGTAAACAAGACTCGCTCGACCTTAGATTCATCAAGGGCAAGAACGGACTGCCGGTATCGCTCAAAGCTTCAAACTTTGATGCACAGGCAGAGTTAAGAGATGTTGGAGGTTTCTCTGACATTCAGAACTCAATGCCATTTTATCGTGAGGGATATATGGTAACAGAGAAAGAGGAACAGGAGTACGACAATTACAGAACTTCTGAAAACTCTAGCCTTGCCAATAACGTATTACGTGAAATTTCAAAGAAACCAATGATGTTAATTGAGGGCGCATTAGTTGTACCGGAGAGACAGATTTGGCAGTTACTTGCACCTACAGATGGTGTACCAAAGGTAAAGGTTGTGCTTGGCGATAAGAACTATGTCGTTGATTACACAGCCGACAATGGCGCAGAGCATAAAGAAAAGCACTTTAAGTCGATTACCGGCACAAGTGCATGGGATAAGCCTACCACATGTGCACCACTCGATGACCTTATTACAGCTCGTAGAGACTTTGCAAAGGCTACAGGATATTCTCTTACACGTTTCACCATGAATACAGAGACTTGGGAAATGGTGCTTAAGGCAGAGGATACAAAGAAACAGGTACTCGGTATTACTGCTTACAATGGCGGTATCAGATTACAGCAAGGACAGGTTACTGAATACCTTAGAGGATATGGTATCGAGATTGAAGTATACGACAAGCTCTATGTTGACGAGGCAGGACAGACACAGTACTTTGTGCCAACAGGCATTGTATCTGCACAGTCTGCCGGAGTATTCCTTGGCGATTACACATTCGGTAAGACACCAGAGGAAAGAAGCGGAAATATCACAGACGGAAACCTCTCACTTGTTGAGACTGGTGTATCTGTATACACATATGCTACAAATCATCCTATCAATACTCACTGTATCGTATCTATGATTGGATTACCTACATTTGAGGGTATGGATAGCGTTATGGTTCTCAAAGTTAAGGAGGATTAAGGCTTATGATAGCAACGCACTCTATAAAGCATGATGGAGTGTGGTATAAAGTCGGAGACGAGGTACCGGAAAGCAATAGCAATTCGGTACCTTCTGATTTTATGAACCCACCTGAAACACCATACACAAAGACGGAAATTAACAGAATGTCAACAGCCGGCTTAAAGAAGCTTGCGAGCGAAAATGGTATTGAAAATGCCACAGAAATAAATGGCGGTGACTTGAAGAAAATGTTAATTGAAAAGTTTGGATTATAAGGAGCTTGGCATGGAATACACCACATTAGAGCAAGTCAAAATCAGACTTAAACAATTTCATATTGATACAGTCACGAATGATGATGAAACAACATCTGATGTGGTTGTATTCGATAAAAAGGAAGATAACCCACTCATTGAACAGCTCATTAAGCAAGCCACGGAAGATGTAAAGGCAAAAAGGTGTTATCCAGACACTTTCACTGATGATGATATAACTGCCGATTTAAAGCAGTTTGAAAATGTTATTATCAATCTTGCTGTCTACGACCATTCACAAGCCGGTGAGAACTACATGAGCGCATTGAGTGAGGGCGGAGTGAGCCGTACATGGAAAGATAGAGATAAACTGTTTGTCGGAGTTTTCCCTTTTGTCAAAGTGCTATAAGCAAAAGAAGATTGTGCGTTACCAATATGGTAGCAGGCGGTACACATTAAGTGGTGGTGGGCGGTGTGCCAATTACTAAAGACGAAAGGCTGTAAGATGAATAATTTAATCTATCAGACATACATTATTGCCTTGCCAATCGTTCTGACAGCACTTTTGGGTTATATTGTTTGGCTTTTACAAGAGCAGAAAAAGCAAAAAGCGATAGACACAAAAGAAAGAAACGAGCGCATTGAAGAGGAAAAGAAGCTACGACAAGCGAACGGAAAAGGTACAATGTTACTTTTACGAGTACAGCTTATCGAATACCATGATAAGTACATGAAGCTTGGCGAAATTCCCTCATATGCGTATCAGAATTTTTGCGAGATGTATGACGCATACCACGCACTTGGTGGTAATGGCATGGTAACAAAAATGAAAAATGAGATTGAGGAAATCCATTTAGGTAAAGGAGGAAAAAACTGATGGACTTTACACAAGTACCTACAGTAGTTGCCATTATGGTAATTACTTATTTAATCGGATATGCTTCAAAGCAGATACCACAGGTCAAAGATAATATTATTCCTATTATCGTAGGTGTGGCCGGTGGAGTACTCGGCATTGTTGGAATGTTTGTAATTCCCGGTTATCCGGCAAACAACATTCTTGATGCAATAGCGGTTGGCATTGTGTCGGGCATGGCAAGTACCGGTGTTAATCAGATTTACAAGCAGATAAAGAAAAATGCTTGACATTAATAAACAGGCCATGAAATACGCGCTTCAAGGTCAAACAGTCACAGTCTATGAAAAAGACGATGACGGAAATCTAAAGTTTTACGAAACAGAGGACGGAGAGAAGATATATTACACACACGAAGAAACAGGCTTTTCGGAGCCGGTTGATTTTCGGGCGAATATATCGTTTGACGGAGGAGAAGCACAGAACAAAGAATATGGCTTTAATACGGCTGACTTTGATGCTGTTTTGCTGACAGACAGAGGAGAATACCCTTTTAAAAAGGGCGATGTTATTTGGCTCGATAGCGAGCCTACAAAGGATGCCAACGGATTAGTTGATTCAACTTCCGCAGACTTTACAATAGTAGGAGTGAAGCCCTCTCTTTACTCAGTTAAATACATGCTCAAAGCAGTTGTGAAAGAAGTGTAATTATGAAAATTGACGTTTCTCTGACAGAAAAATCTATACAAGATGCGATAGATAAGCTCGAAAGATATAAAGACCGCTTACAGGACAAGTGCATAGCGTTTGTTGGAGAGCTTGCTAGTAACGGCATTGCTGTAGCACGAGCAAATACAGGCAATTTTGGACACTATATTACATTTAGTTACGAAATTAAAGACACAACAGACGGCTGTACAGCTATTATTCTTGCAACGGAAACAGGGCAGATACAAAGCACATGGCAGACAGCAGACGGACTTAAGACAGTCGATGTATCGCCTTTGCTTATGGCTGAATACGGCTCGGGCTGGAGAGCTAAGCCACACTTCAAAGATGCAAGAGGCGGTCAAGGGACTTTCCCGGGACAGACACACGCATTTGACAGCGAGGGTTGGTATTGGAGAGACGAAAGCGGAGAATTACATCATTCATACGGCATTACACCTACAATGCCGATGTATCACGCATTTGTAGAAATGGAAAATGAAATCATGAAAACGGCACGGAAAAATTTTAGTTGAGGTGATAAAGTGGCGAGTCAAAATCAATGGGTCTACGACCTTGAAAACCTCACATACGCAATTGTAAAAACCCGATGTGAGAAAAAATTGAAAACTAAATATCCCAAGCTAAAATTCACGCAAGAGGAACAGTCGGACAGTGCAACGGCTAGTTTCCCGACAGTGCTAGTTCAAGCACTCGAACCTATTGAACAGAATGAGGATTTAGAGGGCAGAAGAACAAATACAGTGTTATTTACGGCACAAGTAACTGTTACAACGAATAAAAGCCGTTCAGAAGCTTTGAATGTGGCACAGACAGTGGCTGATGAATACAAAGCTATGTCATTCGCATTGAAACCGGCTCCATTCGCTAGAAAAAACGGCAAATTATGGACAGCAACATTACGTGCTAGACGGTCATTCGACTGGAACGATAGATTATAAGAGCCTTTTAGCTCTTATTTTTTTATGAAAAATTAGGAGGTAATACAAATGGCAACAGGTTTAAAAAGTAGAATTGCTTACAAGACACCAACCGCATCCGCCACAAGTGGCGATTACTGGGCTGGAACTTACAAGCTCTTACTTAGAGCAAAATCAATTCCCTCACCATTCGGCTCACAGAACATGGTAGATACTTCAACTCTTGAGGATTTAGTAGAGACACAGGAAATGGGTAGACGTTCAGCCGGTTCCATGGAAGTTGAGGGAGCTTTTGAGAAAAAGTACAAAGACGAGATGGTAACTAACGAGGGTAAGAAGCTCGACTTCATCATTCTTTATGGTACAGACGGAAAAGGTTCAGAGGGTATCTGCGCTTTTATCGGTCAGGAGTCATTCGCCCCCGGCGAGGCTTCTGATGAACACTTAACAGGAACTGCGACTGTATCAGTTCAGACAGTGCCTAAGTGGATTGAGGATAACTACGATGTTGCGGTAACAGAAGATGACCAAGGTTATCCAACAGCAATCACACTCACAAAAAAATCATGAGCCAATCGAAAAAAGCCGTAGCGGTTGGCTATGATGATAGCACGGCTGACAGCGAACTTGAAGATACAATATAGTAAGGTAATCGAGGCAGTGTTAAAACTGCCTCTTTCCCTATATAAATTAGGGAGAAAGGGAAAGATAAAATGAAAATTAAATTAAACGGAAAAGAGTATACAGTTAAATTCGGATATGCACCGGTAGTTAAGAATAAAATTATCCCAAGACTTGTAGGAATGGAGCAACAGGGTGAGGGGCTTGAGGTCATTGACAACATGCTTGAATTTTTACCGGAGTTTTTGCTTGTAGGTTTGCAAAAGTTTCACGCTGACGAATTTGGCTTTGATTTTGACAATAAAGAAGCAAAAGAGAAACAGCTTGTAAAGGTATACGATTTACTTGACGATTACCTAGACCCGGAGAATGAAGAGGGTGGAGATTTACAATCACTCTATAATGACTTGTCTGCGGAAATGGAGAAAAACAGTTTTTTATCGAAGATGCTGGCGAAAGAGGTGCAGACAGCCAAGAAGAAACCAATCAAGAAGTAAAAGAGCTTACATGGGAAGTATATTGCAACGAAATCCGCCCATATTGGCTTTTAGCAACTAAAGGTTATGGATTTAGCGTTGAGGACATAGATATGTCTTGTCCGGCTGATTTAGAACCTTATTCAAAGGCTTATATGCTCGCACAAAAAGAAGCCGACTCTAACATGTGGGCTTGGTGGGGCACATACGGACTAAGTGCAACTCTTACAGCTATTGATAGAGCCTTAAATGGCAACAAAGCAAGAGCAAAATACATTGAGAAATCATTAAATGAGCAATACTCAAAAGATAACGAGCCTAAATACAAGGAGTCTAATGAGGAAATTGCCGTTTATGAAATGAAGCAACGAATTAACGCATTAAGACAGTCAGGATTACCTGAAAGTCCTGATTAATGAGGTGAAAATATGGTATATAAAGGAATTGACGTATCGTCATATCAAGGAAATATTGATTGGAGTAAGGTTAAGTGGGCTGGGGTACAATTTGCAATCCTTAAAATAATCCGCAAAGACCTTAATCCCGATAAAACCTTTGAAGCGAACTGGAAAGGCTGTACTGATGTAGGAATGCCGATACAAGGTGTTTATAACTACTCATACGCTACAACAGTAGATAAGGCAAAGACAGACGCACAGAGAGTGATCGAGGTACTTAACGGAAGAAAAACTTTCGTTTGGTTAGATGTTGAAGATAAATGTCAGCAAGGACTCGGACAGACACTTATTGATATTATCAACACATATCAGAGCGTTATCAAAAGTACCGGGCTTAACTTCGGTGTATACACAGGACTTAGCTTTTACAATCAGTACATTGCGCCATACGCAAATCAGATTAATTGCCCGTTTTGGATTGCGCGCTATCCGTCAACTAAGGGAATGTCTATTGGTGATGAACCTAATAGCGCAAAGAAACCTGTTATACAGCATCCTCTGTATGGCTGGCAGTATTCAAGTGCATTTACTTGTAGCGGTCTGAATAACAGTACTGACGCTAACTTACTCTATATTGAGCTTGGCAAGGGCGATGGAATAGAGAATAATCCGGCACCAACAGCAACTCCGACACCAACGGCAACTCCGGCAAAGAATAATGCTTGGAAAGGCAATGAGGAATATTACCTCGATAATGATGATGTAAGAAAATGGCAACATGCCATGAATATCGGATTTGACACAGACGAGCTTAAGGAAGATGGCAAGTTTGGAGCTAATTCACAGAGATTTGCTAAAAATCACAATCTGTGGAGTGGTCAGAAGCATAACTGCCCGACAGCCATTAAGTGGCTGAGAAAAACTCTGCATGACAAGTATCATTTCTACAAACTTGACACTGATTACAAAGAGTGGAGTGATTATCTCACTAAATGTGTCATGGTATTTCAGAAGAATAGGGGGCTTAAGCAAGATGGCTATGTTGGGTTGATTACAACATACTATCTGCTCAAAGATTAAATACATGAGAGCTACTTTAGGGTAGCTCTTTTTTATTACAGGGAGGTGAGAAAATGGCAGAGAGCATTGAGCTTCAAATCAAGTCGGACGCACAGCAAGCGACTAGAGCCATAGGCAATTTACAAAGTAAGTTGCAAGGGCTTGGAAGTACTCTCAATTCCCTCAATGGTGCAAGCATAAGCAATTTTGCGAGTGGAATGTCGCAACTTGCAACATCACTTAGAAGTGTGAGCAGTATCGACACTCGTACCTTTAGCAAGATTGCAACTAACATGGAAAAGCTTGGCAACCTTGATACTGCAAGACTTGTCAGCTCGGCAAGTGCCTTAAAGAGCATGGCAACAGAATTGTCGGGCTTTGCGAATATCTCAAAGCAATCAGCAGAGATTACACAGCTAACAGCCTCAATCTCAAAGCTCGGTTCAAAATCAGCCGGATATGCTGCGGATAACATCAGAAACCTTGGCAGTGCCTTGAAAGAGGTAATGACAACATTATCTAACGCACCGAGAGTCAACAGTAACATTATTCAAATGACTAACGCACTTGCTAATCTGTCACAGCAAGGCTCAAAAGTCGGTTCGGCTAGTAGGTCACTCGTAACAGGCTTTTCAAACACAAGCAAGTCGATTAAGCGTACAAGAAGCGGATTTAGGGGCTTAGCTTCAACTATCGGTAAGTTTTACGCAACTTATTGGTTGGTTATGCGAGCTGTAGGAAAGCTAGGCAGTGCAGTTGATTTAGCAAGCCAATTAACAGAGGTTCAAAACGTAGTAGATACCACGTTTGGAGATATGGCAAGCAAGGTTGATGATTTCACAAAAACATCAATTCAAGACTTTGGAATGTCAGAGCTGACGGTCAAGCAAATATCAAGCCGTTTCCAAGCGCTGGGTACTTCTGTAGGCATTACATCACAGCAAGTGGCGAATGGTACGGCAGTGACGAATAAAGCTCTTATGAGCCAAAATAACACGCTATACAAGACTACAGACAGTATGGCTGATATGTCACTTAATCTTACGAGATTAGCTGGTGATATGGCTTCATTCTACGATGTAGACCAAGCCGATGTTGCAAAGAGCTTACAATCCATTTTTTCAGGAACAATCGCACCATTAAGGAGATACGGACTTGATTTAACACAAGCCACTCTTTCGGAGTGGGCTATGAAAAACGGACTTGACGCAAACATCAAGTCAATGACGCAAGCTGAAAAGGTATTGCTAAGATACAATTATGTCATGGCAAACACGCAAGCTGCGCAAGGTGACTTCGCCAAAACAGCCGATAAACGAAACGTTAGTTTCATGTGTCGCGCAGCATAGTAATATGCTGATGAAAAATCGAGCAAAGTCGGTGAAAACTAAGTTGATTTAGACAACATACTTTGATATAATATGTTCGAGGTGATTTAATGAGAACGTATTATGTCTATAAGGCTACAAATAAAGTAAACGGAAAATTATATATCGGACAAACAGTAAACTATCACGCTAGGGTTCAACAACATTTAAGGTGTTCGCCAAAAGAGGATTGCTTATTTCACAGAGCAATTGAAGAATATGGCAAGGACAACTTTGAATGGGAAGTGATTGATAAATGCAATAGTTCACAGAAAGCATTGCGACTTGAAAGATTTTATATATCTTTGTATAACACATACAGAGATGGATATAATGAGAATAAAGGCGGTGTCGGTGGACACAATGCAAGAGCTGTCGTAAGGCTGGATAAAGATGGAACATTCATAGAAAGATACGATAGCGCGATGGAAGCCGACAAATATGGCTTTGGTAATACTGATGTATTATTATGTTGCAAGAATAAAATGCTGACATGTAAAGGCTATCAATTCATGTTTGAAGATGAATATAAAGCTAATGGAGCTAAGACATATGTAAAGCCAAAGCCCATTAATCAGAGGAAAGTCATTCAATGTGACCTAAAAGGCAATTATATCAAAGAATTTGACAGCATAGCACAGGCTTCAACCGAAACAGGAACAAACAGGACAACACTGATAGGGGCATTGAAACATCGTTATAAAAATGCCAATGGATATATTTTTGTTTATAAAGAAGATTTTCCGATAAAAGATTTGAGCATGTATACTAAACTAAAAAAGGGTAGGAAAATAGCTCAAATTGACATAAAAACAAATAAAGTAGTCAAGGAGTATGATAGAATATCTGACGCTGGCAAAGCGTTGGGGGTCAATTACAAAGCCATACACAAAGTAGTTGATAAACCCGACAGGACAGCATACGGATATAAATGGATAAGTCAATAAGTCAATACCGAGGTAATCAATCAGATAGCGAAAGGCTGATTGACACTGTAACGCGTAGGAAGTGAATAAATATAATCTTCCCAAGAGTGCTCGACAACCATAAGACGTAGAAATGCGTCTTATTTTTGTGGTTGAAAATGTACGCTGAACTTATAGGAAACTATAAGAAGTAGAGGATAAAAAGCCTTTACGATAACAAATTGACATGGGCGAATAGTGTAAGAGTCCTTAAGCAAGAGTTCCAAGCATGGGGCAGTATCATAGGTAGCGTAATAATCAATGCTTTAAAGCCATTTGTCCAAGCCTTAAGTAAAGTAATGCTCAAGGTTATCAGCTTCACAAGAACTGTAGCTGACGCACTCGGAGCAATCTTCGGATGGACTATCGAAATAAGCGGTGGTGGTGCTACGGTTGACGGCATGGAGGACATAGCTGGCGGAGTAGGCGACATTGGTGATAGTGCCGATAAGTCGAATAAGAAAGCACAAAAACTGAAAAAGACATTGCTTAGCATAGATGAGATACACGCACTTGACGATAACAGCGATAGTGGCAGTGGTGGCGGTTCGGGCAGTGGCGGTTCCGGTGGCGGTGGAGCTGGAGGTGGTATTGATAGCTCGCTGAAAAAGACCGATGGATTGCTCGAAAAATACAAATCATCAATCAAGGATTTATACTCACTCGGAAAGTACATCGGTGGCGCTCTTGCGAGTGCTATGGAGAGCATTGATTGGAAGAAGATTTATCAGAAAGCTGACAATTTCGGAAAAGGACTTGCAGATTTCCTTAACGGCTTAATCAGCCCAAGACTCTTTTATGATTTGGGTGCAACAATAGCTGGTTCACTGAACACAGCTTTGCATTTCCTCAATTCATTCGGCACAACATTCGACTGGACTAATTTTGGCTTGTCGATTGCTAACGGCATTAATGGATTTTTTGAGAATTTTGATTTTGCATTACTAGCAAAAACTATTAACGCATGGGTACAAGGAATATACACCATGCTAACCACGGCAATTAAAAATGTGTCGTGGAAAGACGTACTCAAAGGAATTACGGACTTTTTAAGCAATTTGGACATTAAAACTGTTGAGATAATAGTTGGCACATTGCTGATAAAAAAGATAATTTCGTTAAAATTGGGTTCAGTGGCACTCGCTTTTATTGGAAAATCATTATCAAAAGCAATAGCACAGGCAATAGCTTCAAAAATTGGATTTGAGCTTGTAGAAGGAGCTGGCATTGGAACGGCAATAATGCAAGCATTTAAAACCATTTTTGCTTCACTATCAACAAATCTTGGATTACTCATAGAGGGATTATTCAGTGGTTTAAGCTTGGGTGATGCAATAACGGCCGCATTCGGAACAGGGGCAGTAGACCTATTAGCAACAATCGGCTCTGCTTTTTCGGCAATAGCCGGAACAATTTTATCTATTGTAAATTTTGTCAAAATGCTAAAAGACGGATTTAGCTGGGTAAATGAGATTTTAATGGTGATAGGTGTTGCATTAGCCACAATCGGAGCAATATTAGCTGGTGTGGCAGCATTGCCAGCGGTAATTGTTGGAGCAATAGTGGCGGCAGTATCAACAATCGTTGTTTTAGTAAAAGATAATTGGAACACAATTTGTGAACTATTTTCAACGGTTGGCGATTGGTTCAATGGAAATGTCATTGAGCCTGTAGTTTCGTTTTTTAAAGATATGTGGAAAACCATAAGTGGCTTTTTCGGCTCTCTATGGAAAGACATAGTAACTGTGTGGCAAGGAGCTTCGAAATGGTTTAGTTCCACAGTAATTGAGCCGATAGTTGGCTTTTTTAAAGGCTTTGCTACACGAGCACAACAGATTTTTCAAGGTGTTTGGATAATAATTCAAGCAATTTGGATAGTAGCTTCAAGCTGGTTTAATAATAATGTGATTACTCCAATTTCAAATCTGTTTAACTTTTTAAAAACGTTTATACAGACAACGATACAGACAGCAAAAGATTTTGTATTTTCAACATGGCAAGGGGTGGCAAGTTGGTTTAGCGGTACAGTAATACAACCGATTTCAAACTTTTTTAATATGTTGAAAGCTGGCATAACATCGGCACTTAGCGTAGCAAAGAACTTTGTTATATCTACTTGGCAAGGGGTGGCGAGCTGGTTTAATGGCAATGTTATTTCACCTATCACAAACTGCTTTAATATTATGAAAAATGGAATTACAAGCGCGTTTAATTATGTGTGGAGTTCAATAAGAGGTGGTGTTACAGGAGCCATGAACTACGTTATTTCTAAAATAGAAAACGGCGTTAATTTTGTTGTCAGTGGAATTAACTCTTTATTAAGAGGATTTAACAAAGTTGTTTCTATGGCTGCTAAGGTGGCTGGTGCAAATTGGAACGGAGTATCGTTAGTCCCGAAAGTACATATTCCAAGGCTTGCTAGTGGCGGAATTTTCCCAAGGGGAGAGGACGGCATGGCTTTTATTAATCACAACGAGCTGGTCGGTAAATTCTCAAACGGCAAAAACGTAGTTGCAAATAACCAACAAATCACAGAGGGAATTAAACAGGCTGTCATGGAAGGCATGGCACAAGTAATGATGAACTATAATGCTGGCGGAAACTCTGCGCCTGTCATTGAAAATGTGTTTAAGTGCGACAGCGAAACACTCTATCGCATGACACAGGTAGGCAAAGCAAAGCACGGACAACGATATATTGTAGCAAATGAATTTGGTTAAGACACTCACCTTTACGTGGGTGTCTTTTTACGAGGTAACAGTATGGCAATGATGTTAGTAGACGGAGCGGAATTACCTACTCCGTCAAGCTTTGAATGGGGCATGATTGATGTGTCTGCAAGCGACAGTGGACGTACACAGGACGCTCAAATGCACAAGAATAGAATAGCACAGAAACGACAGCTTAAATTGTCGTGGAGTGGTACAGACACAGCTAGGACAGCAAGGATACTTCAAATGGTAAACCCCGAATATATCAGAGTGACATATCCTGACGCTATGAGTGGCACTGATGAAACACGCACATTCTATGTAGGTGATAGAAGCGCACCTATCAAGATATGGACTATCAACAATAAGAGGTATGAGACATTGAGTTTCGACCTCATAGAAATATAAGGCGGTGATTAAATGCTAAACGTATCGGCTAAGTGGCAAAGAGCAGTAATGCTCGATAATGATATAAACGTAAATTGTTTTGCTGACATAGTTACGGCAAGTGGTGAAAAAATCCCTGTTAGTGATAGCGAGCTGTGGGCGAATGGCTTTGAGGTTAATGACTCAACATCAAGCAATGGCACTTTCACAATCGGGGCTTTGGTTGCCGGAAAACTGAAAATTAAGCTGAATAACATTTATGAAGATTACAGTAAGTATGATTTTGATAAGGCAAGCGTAACAGCATATGTTTCAAAAAGCTTTTCTGACGGCACAAGTGAAAAACTAAAAATCGGTGAGTATAGAGTCAGCGAAACAAGCTATGACGGCTCACTCATAACGCTTACTTGCCTTGACAATATTAATAATTTCAATCGTGAGTATGACAGCAATTTAAGCTACCCTACGACAGCGTATGAGGTAGTCAGAGACGCTTGTATTAAGTGCGATGTACCTTTTACTATGGCAAGATTCGATAACTCTGATTACGTGATTAACGAGATACCGAGTGATAATCAAAAGCTCACATATGGACAGGTAATAGCCTACATCTTACAGTTGAGCGGATTATGGGGCAAGTGCGGTCACGATGGCGAATTGCTTATCGGCTGGTATGATATGAGCCAGTTTGAAAGCCAAAATTACAATGGTGGAACTTTTAGCACAAAAACTACACCATACTCTGACGGAGATACACTGAATGGTGGAAATTTCACCGACTATTCAAGTGGAGATAGTGCTGATGGCGGAACATTTACAGAGTCGAGAAATTACCACAATATTTACACGCAAAAAGATTTGAATGTTGCGACTGATGATGTTGTTATCACCGGGGTAAAGGTAACAGTAACCTCAAAAGAGGATAAGGTAAAAGATGTTAATGCGCTTGCCGGAAAAGAGGGGTATGTGGTCTCAATCTCTGATAATCCGTTTATTTCGGCAGACAAGGCGCAGACAGTTGCAAATTATATCTTCAAAAAAATCGGTGGTATGAGGTTCAGGCCTCTTGACGCTACACTCTTGTCAAACCCACTGATTGAGAGCGGAGATGTGGCACTTGTGACAGACCGCAAGCAGAATACCTATAGCTGTTTTATTTCCAACCGAACATTTACAGTTGGAAGTGGCACTAAAATTTCGTGTGATGCCGAAAACGCTTCAAGAAATAGTGCTGATAAATTCAGTAGTGAGACAAAGGCTGTCGTACAAGCTAGGAAAGTTGCGCAGGCACAACTAAGTGTATATGATAAGCAAATGCAATTGTTGACACAGCTAATGTCTCAATCGCTCGGACTTTTTAAGACTGAACAGGTACAAGAGGACGGCTCAATTATTTACATCATGCATAATAAAGCTGACCTTAATTCGAGCAACATACAGTGGAAAATGACGGCTAATGGCATGGCTGTATCAAGTGACTATGGTAAAACGTGGAATGCCGGAATTGATAAAGACGGAAACGCTATTTTCAATATTATGTCGGCTATCGGCATTAATTTTGACTGGGCACATGGTGGCACACTCACTTTAGGCGGTGAGAATAACACAAACGGCAAGCAGTATGTCAAAGATGCAAACGGAAAGACACTTGTAACGCTGGATAATAAAGGTATTACACTTGATGACGAAGTAAGTATTTCGTGGAACAATATCTCAGACCAACCCGATTTTGCAACAAACGATACGCTAAACGAATTAAAAAACAATATTGGTTATACAGAAATTAACAATCAGTATGTTATTTCGCCACATATATATGCCGGAACTGTTACTGCAAGCAATTTTGTGGGCTGTAAATACGACGCACAGGGTACAAAAAAATATCTGAAAAAGAATTATACAAGCAACGATACAGACAAAATTGAGCAGATAGTATCGGGGGGATATGCGCCTAATATTGATGATTTCTTCAAATTAGACGTAGACGGAAACGGAAAAATTGATGTACTTGATGAGGTCATTATTAGAAATAAAATTATCAATGGCAATGATTTAGAGTACACAAGAAGAGTTGTGATTGACCCTAGCGAAAGCGGAACTATTGTGTTTTATCAAAATGGGGAAGTGACCGGATATATGGCACCCAAGGGAATAAATGTCGGCTCGGTATATACCGGATATTTGGAAACGCACGACTCCGTTCAAATGTACCCATATGGACAATATACCAATCCGGTGCTTTCAATAGGACAGTCAAATGATATATTCATTAATAATATGACCGCCACAAACTCTACTGTAACATCTGACGCAAGATTGAAAAAGAATGTCAAGAAAATACCACAGGAATGTATAGATGGAGCAATGAAAGTGGATTTAGTTCAGTATCAATACATATCTAAGATTGACAAAGAAGAAAGAAAAAACTTTGGAATAATAGCGCAAGATGTTGCTGAAAAAATGGGCTTGCAAAATGATGAAAATTTTGGAATTTTGTCTAAAAGTAAAGAGTTTCCAAACGTAGGGGAGTGTTATAGCGTTAGTTATGAGCAATTCTTAATTTTAAGACTTGCCGGAGACGAGCAGAAGATTGATAAAATGCAAAAACGCATAGATGAACTGGAAGATAAGTTTTCAAGATTGTGTCAGAAATTAGGCATTGATGAAAGCGAGGTGTAGCTTATGGCAATTCAAATGAGACGAGGGGCATACGCGCAGTTTGACCCCTTAAAAATGAAAGCCGGAGAATGGGCGGTATCGACCGACTCCGACACAAAAAAACAGCAGATATGGATGTGTTTTGCACCCGGAATAGTTAAGCGAATGGGAACTGTTGAGGATTTTGACACTGAAATTCAAAGACTTATTCAGAACTATCTTGACGGCATGGCTCAATCCGTATCACAAGCTCAAAAATCAGCAGAACTTGCCACAAGCAAAGCTCAAGAATCAGCTAATTCTGCAAGCAATGCTAAAGAAAGCGAAATAAAAGCCAAGGCTTCTGAAACTAATGCTAAGACAAGCGAGACTAGCTCTGCTAAGAGCGAGTCGGAAGCGCAAAAATATGCAGAGCAAGCCAAAGAAATATCTGAGAGCTTAAGTGGAGCATTAAGGCCTCTTGGAACAATTAACTTTGCCGACTTACCGAACACAGCGAATGCTACTTCCGGTGATATGTACAATATAGCCGACCAATTTACTACGACCACAGATTTTAAAGAGGGGGCTGGTAATATAATCCCCTCCGGCAGTAATGTATATCTGACAATCGACAGATATTGGGATGTGCTTGCCGGCACACCGGTAACAGGAGTAAAAGGCGCAAAAGAAGCTTATTATCGCAGAGGAAATGTAAACATAAACCCTACCAATATCGGAGCGGTTGCAGAAGATGGAAATATAAGCGATACAACAGTTACTTTTGCCGATGCAACAACTAGAGCAAATCTTGTTTCTGGCGAAAAAGTGTCGGTCGGCTTCAAGAAAATTAAGAAGTGGTTCGCTGATTTGAAAAGCTTTGCTTTTAAAGATTTAGCGAACAATCTCACGACTACTACCACTGGCAGTGCATTAGATGCGAGCCAAGGTAAGATTTTGAATGACAAATATGGTGAATTAAACCAGAGTTTAGGCAATTTAAAGACGGATTTTAAAATTAATTTAGATGGTATAAAAATTAAAGCTGGCACTATAGTAAAAGAAGTGAAATCGGGTAATAATTCATTTGTGTTATTTACCTTAGAACAAGTCAAAAACATGTTTGGGTTAGAAAGTTTCTCTGTTAATGATATTGCTATATTAATAAGTAATGGTGACGGAAAGGCTTTTCCTTCTCACTTAGAAGGTGTAAGTATATTAAATAATAATTGGTATGTAGTTTTTAAAGATATAGCACAAGGGAATATGAGTTGTAGAGTTCAATATGTAATATTTTATTGGGGGAATTAATTATGTAGTAATATATCTATTCTTTACAGTCCATGTTGTCAATATTCGACAAAATAAAACACTTTAAAGTGCTACAGTGATGATGTTCTCAATAAGAGAACTCTTCAAGTTTCGGTAGGGCGGTGGATTTTTCTGCCGCCCTAATATTGACGTTTAAGAACAAATGTTCTATAATTGATGTATCGGAGGTGGTATTGTATGGAATATAAGGAAGAAATAATTAAAATGATTGAGGGCTTGGAAGATAAAGACCTGTTATTGTACTTGTACATATTTATTAAGGGAAAAATAGAGGCAGAGTAAAAGCTCTGCCTTGGTAATTATATTTTCTTTTCCCAAACATTACCGCACTTTGAGCACACAAACTTTGTTTTGCCATTCTTGCCTTTAATTCCGGTAGCAGTACCGACAACGGCACCGACAGGTCCGAAGAGACCGCCTACTGTGTTGCCAACAAGTGCTTTACCGAATGAGAATTTTTTCTTGGTATCAACAGGTATGCCAACACCATCACAACCCCATTTAGGACATTTAACAGTTTTACTCATAATAAAATACCACCTTTCTTATTAATTTGATTTATTTTGAGTATTTTCATACATCATATCTATTAAATTCATAATATTTTCTTGTTCTTTATCCGACAATTTAGATAATTTCAATGCGTAGTCCTTGATTTTACTATCCATGTTCGACAGAGCCAAGTCTTTTGTTGCCTCCTCAACAACTGAATGGTGCTCTTTTCCGGTAACTAAATAATCAAGTGAACAATCAAGACATTCTGCAATTTTTACCAGCTTAAACAATTTTGGACTACTTTTTCCCTTTTTCCAATCTGAAAAAGTACTTTTAGGGAAACCACCATATTTAGCCACTTCTGAATCATTTAACCCTTTTGAGTCTCTTAATTTACAATATCTTTCGTACATAGAAAATCTCCTTTAAAAAAAGTTGTGATTTCTCAACATTTGGGGTTGACAAATAAGACTTCCTAATGTAGAATGAAAAAGAAGTTAGGAAATCTCAACTCAATAAAAAATAAAATTGAGAAAATAATATTATGTTTCTGGACAATTCATAGTATACACGATTTTCTAATTTTTATCAAGACTTAGTTAGGATTTTTGAACTAAAAACAAAAGCTGTTAGTGTACTACCACCAACAGCCGTTGCCTTATTTTTTACACCACATACATTTTGCAGTCTTTCGACGCACTGTGTAGTACCAATGCTTCTTTAAATGTTCCGTCACTTATGCAGTTTAAGTACAGCTGTTTAATTGCCATTAGCTGACGGATTGAGAGGAGTATCTAGCGTAGCACGGCATATTACCGGAAATGCCAGCCATGATTTTTTATCGAGCTTTACTGCCCAAAATGCGCTACACCGATTGCTACATTTTAAATGCGACCTCGCAAATATGGAACAGGCAAAATCAAAATTGCTTTCAAGGTTTTTACCTCCTAGCGTATTTTGCCTAATATGGCGCTTTTTATTGTAACGGATTTCCTGACTATTGTCAAGAAAGGAGATGGGAAATTGAATAAGAAAAAACGACAGGCGAGTTTTAAAAAACTTGACACGCTCATAAAAGCTAGAAACGTTTCGTTTTACAAACTGTCGGAAGAGCTTGGAATGGCACGGAGTACTTTTTCGGATTGGAAGTCAGGAAAATCAATGCCAAAAACAGACAAGCTAATTAAGATTGCTAATTATTTTGGCGTAGAAGTTTCTTATTTTATCGAGTAGAAAGGAGAAAACATGAACGATTTACAAATTTTCAACAATGAAGAGTTCGGAGAAGTCCGAATGACAGAAATTGACGGAAAGCCATATTTCGTAGCAACAGATGTGGCAACCGCACTTGGGTATGCGACACCGAGGGATGCAGTTTCTAGGCATTGCAAGGGAGTCGTGAAACGCGACACCCCTACATCTAGTGGAGTACAGTCTATGTCATACATAAATGAGGGTGATTTATACCGACTTATTATGAAATCAAAATTGCCTAGCGCAGAGAAATTTGAGCGGTGGGTAATGGATGAGGTACTTCCGTCAATCAGAAAAACAGGCAGTTATGGTATGCCAAAGACAACAGGCGGTCAGATACAGCTTTTGGCACAGGGCTACACAGAATTGGAGCAGAAAGTAAACGACATCAAAGACGATGTGAGTGAGCTTAAGGAAAACGTACCACTTTACAGTTGCGATATTGACGAGATACAACAGCATGTTAAGCGCAGAGTTGTAAATATCCTTGGTGGCAAGCAGAGTGAAGCATACAGGGATAACAGTATCAGACATAAGACATTCTCTGATATATGGACACAGTTAAAGCGTGAGTATGGTTGTGTATCTACTTATAAGAGTATCAAGAGAAAGTATATAGACGATGTGCACGAGTTTATTGATTGCTATGTCGTGCCTAAGTATCTTGATGAGCTTATTCAGGATGCAAACGCTCAACAGAGTTTTGCATAGTGAGGTGATTGTATGAGAAAAAGAACTTTAAAAGAGAAGTTTTACACCGGTTGTGGCTATTCGATTTTCGGAGCATTAGCATTTGCGTTTTTTCTTGGGCTGTCTGTGGCATACGGAATTAAGACAGCAAGTATTATCGTCGGAGCAATCGTAACAGTATTTTGGCTGATACTGATTGCAATATGTCTCATAGAGGAGGGCGAACCGCATGAGAAAAAGAAGCCTGATATTGATGTTATCAATTTCAATAATTGGAACTATGACCTTAAAGCCAATAGCAACGAAAGCAGATAGCAAAGTTGAACTGACAGCCGGAGTTTCTTCCTATTTAAATAGCGTAATGCTTGGAAAGGTTGAGCCAACAGTAATTCAGAATGAGCCGGTTGTAGTTGAGCAGGCATATGAAGAGCCAACAGTTCCGACTTGCCGTAAGAAATACAGTTGTAGCCGGTTTAAGAAGCTAGGGCGAGTCCGATACGGCAATTACACTTATACGTGGTACTCACAGAGAGTGTTACCTGGAGGCGGTCTAAATATTCCGGGCAGACATCTAAACGAGCATGGGCTTGTAGTTGATGAAAACGAATACGTTGTAATTGCAAGTGACGATTTACCACACGGAACTGTAGTTGATACTCCTATTGGCATACAAGGGATTGTATATGACGAGGGTAGCGGAAATGGAAATCTTGACATCTACTGCGATTGGTAGCCAATTGAAGCGTCAGAGTGTTAACGATTACCTACAAGAATTATATCGAGCTAAACGGCACAAAGACAAATCATTTGACTTTCAAGCGCTGTTGGATAAAGAAATGGAGAAACTAAATGAGCGACAATGTAAGACGGATTAGGCTGGGTGATACAAGATACCGATTGAAGCCATTAACAAGAGAGCAGAAGCTATTGCTCAACAAAGCTCATTACGTGGCTAGTGAGTGGCTTTTTGTATCGGAGTCGGACTCATACTTAAGAGTAGTTAAAAAATCAAGCCTGCACGGAAATTTGATTCTAAAAACCATAAACAAATAATAGAAAGAGAGGAAATGCAATGAAGATTACACACATTTTTGCACAGAATTTTTGTAAATTCTATGGCAAAAACACATTAGACGCAGATTTTTCAATGAAAACTGTGTTATCCGGTCAAAATGAAGTCGGCAAATCGACAGTTAAGAGAATTATTCTTGATGTGCTGAATTGCCATGACGAGAACGACAGAGAGATTACAGGCATAAGACCGCATGATGAAAACGGAGTTGAGATTGACGATGTTGACATTGTGAGAGCTGTTACCTTTGAGATTGACGGAAAAGCAAAGACTCTGAAAAAGGTTACAAGACAGAAACGCAACAAAAAAGGCGAGATTACAGGCAGTGTTACTGATTACTCAATCAATGATGTGCCGTACAAGATGGCTGACTACAATCAGTACATCAATGACAACATGGCAGAGCTTGGAGTATTACCATTCTGTTTAAATGCCATGACATTGCTCAACAAGTCACAGGCAGAGCAGAGATTAGCACTTGCAAGCTATTTTGGCACACATACTGATGAAGAAATCTGCGATATGTTTCCACAATTTGCCGAGCTTAAGCCAATGTTTGACGATGGGGACGTAGACCAGCTCAAAAAAGTATGTCGTGGCAAGCTAAACGGCACCGGCGGTAGGAATGGCTCAAAAGGACTTGTTAAGGAAAGAGACGAAATCTCAACAAGGATTGATACAATCCATTCCACCAATGAGTATACAGACCTTGCAGAGCTTGAACTTGAAAAGAAAACATACGAGCCACAGCTTAAGGAAATTGAAGATAAGCTGTCCGACTATAACAAGATTTTAGAATGTAAGCAGAAAGCTACAGAGGACATTATGAACCTTAAATTTGAGCTTTCTGATATGGAAAGAAAAGCCAATGCTGACAATCAGAAAAAACGCATGGAGCTACAGTTGCAGATTGACGGCTTCGATGTTTCAATCCGCAAAACAGAGTCGATGATAAGGACCGGAAAGATAGGCATTAAAAACTCCGAAAGAGAGATTGAAGATTGCGCAAGAGACTTAGAAAAGGTACGTGCTGACTGGAAAAAAACAAAGGCACTTTCCTTTGATGAAAGCAGTGTTAATTGCCCGATGTGCGGTCAGAGATTGCCGGAAGATACAATAGAGAGTTTGAGAACTGATTTTAGTGATAAAAAATTGAAGAAGCTTAAAGAGCTTGAAGATAAGGGAAATGCACTGTCAAACGATAGCAAGGAACTTAAACAGGCTATTGAGGATAAGAAGAAAGAAATAGCTGACCTTGAAGCAGAACTTAAGGAGCTGGCAGAAAAGCGTGATACTGTTGCTGACAAGTTTGAACGTGATAACATCGCTAAAGAGCTTGGAATGGCACCTAATGATGTTGATATGACAGGTAACAGTGAGTATCAGGCACTTAAAGCTAAAATCGAGGAAAAAGAGAAAGCTCTTGCAGATGAAAATGATACATCGGAGCTTATCAGAAAGCTTAAAAACGAGCGAAACGAACTGTTAAGGCAAGTTTCATCAGTCAACACCAAGATTGAGCTTGGTGTAGCAAATAACAAGCGTATAGACGATAGTATAGCTGACCTTGAAACAAAGAGAACCGACCTCAATCAAGAAATTGCCGATTGGGAGAGAAAACTTGATTTGCTGAAAGAGTTTACACGTAAGAGAAACGAACTCTTACAGGCTGACGTCAATAAGTACTTGGATTTTGCCACAGCAAAGCTGTTTAGACCGCTCTTAAATGGTGATACCGAGGAGTGCTGCGACTTTGTTTACAACGGCGAAGCATATGCAAGAAATCTCAACCATGGTGCAAGAATGTTAGTTGAGGTTGACGTGTGCCGAGCTTTTCAGAAAGTGGCAAACGTTAATTTCCCGATTATCATTGATGATACAGAGAGCGTTGACGATTGGAGAATACCACAGATTGATAATCAGCTAATCTTGTTAAAGCACACACAGGACAAAGAGCTTGTGATTGAGGCGGTGTGATATGGCGAATGATAGATATGTTGTAGAACAAGAGTTTGAACACGCAGGATATAAATGTGTCGTTACATTCAATGTGATGGGGCATAGGTGCGGATATGTAGGCATTCCTAAAAGCCACCCTTTATATGGTAAAGAGTATTCAGACTATCTTGAAATTAAGAAAGCGGATGTTGGAGACCGAAAAATAAGCGGTATTTTTCCTTTGCTTGGAGCTTGCCTTGATGAAGACGAAAGAATACGAATTGAAGCATATTTTCAATGCCACGGCGGTATTACCTTTGCGGATGGCGGAGAAAATTCAAACTATCCAATAGAAAGTGATTTATGGTGGTTTGGATTTGATTGCGCACATTGCGATGACGCAAAAGAACTTGAACTCGCTTATGAGAGATTTCCTAATTACAGAGAGCGCCTTGCTATGCAGATTGAGTGTGAAGATAGATTTCGCATTGACGGCACGATAGTTCGCACAGAAGAATATGTAGCAGAAGAGTGTAAGAAGTTAGCAGAACAGTTGAAAGAGTTTGAAGAAAGTGAGGAACAGAAATGATTAAAGCAAAAGACGGAGAAGTTACATTTATAGGTATAAAAAGCCATGTTATGGCAGAGGCGGTTACTGTTTTACGTGCGCTTAAAGAGACAGTTTCAGAGGAAGAGTACAAAATAGTGATTAGACTTGCTGATAAAAGCGAGAAGCAGTTGAGTGGTGAAACCGAGAGAATGAGAGAAGTGATTAAAAAGTTACTTGGATTATAGGAGGTATAGCAATGAGTATTAAGAAGAGAAATTATTACATGGGCGGTAAGAAACATACCGTAGAACTTAAGTATGACGGATATATGTATACAGTCATATCTGACGGAGTTCTATTCAAGCAGACACCTAATGAACTGTTTGCTGTTCAGGTTTTTAATGAGATTTAGGAGGATTAATTATGGCAGAGAATACAGCAGTTGCGGAAAAGAAAGCGTTTACCACCTCATTAAGTGAGTGGAGTAATACAATGACAGGACTTATCATCAATGATTATAAGGCTGTTGGAATGGATATGGACGATTACGCAAAAGAGTGCGCTATGGAAGCCATGACAAGCATTTTCAACCTTGTCAAGAGCGACCCTAAGATTAATATGGGAAACCTTGATACAAGCAATTTAAGAGGCATTGTTAAGCGTTGCGCAAGCCTTAAGTTAAATGCTAGTGCATATCCAAGAGAGTGTTACTTCCAGTTAAGAAATGTAAAGGTGGGAGTTGACCCGCAGACAAACAAGGATGTATGGCAGAAACAGGTTGAAATGGGTATTGAGGGCACAGGCTATGACTCTTTGCTCGCCAACTATGGAAAAGATGTTAAACAGGTATATCCGTATTGGGTGATACATGAGGGAGATGTATATATTCCACCTAAACATAAAGGGCTTACAGTTACAGAGCCGGAGTGGGAAGAAAAAGGATTGTCTGATAAAGCAGTAAGAGTTGTATATCCTGTTAAGTTGTTAGACGGAACTATTACTTATCTAACAGCAGACAGAAATAGCGTTAAGGTAAATCTTTTAGCTCATGTTAAGCAAAACTTGTTAAATGTTACGTTTGGTATTTGCAAGGATAAATGGGATGCCACACCAAAGCAGAAAAGCGAGATTAAAGCTAAAAAAGAAGAAATTCTTAATGCTTTGAGAGGTTGTACGACAGTAGATGAAATGCTCGAATGCGAGCTTGCAAGACCTTTTATAAGCGGTGCTTGGCTTGATACTCCGGAGAGCATGATACAGAGAAAAATGTGTAACAATGCGACAAGGAAATACCCTAAGAACTATGACCCGATGGCACGACAGGCACAGGTTGAAATGGACGAGGTATATCAAGTTGCACAGGCTGAAATTGCCGAAAATGCTAATACTGTTGAGTTTATAGAAGATAAGGCAGATGTAGTTGACACCACGGCAACAGGCACAACCGGCAAGCAGTCAGAGGAGCTTCCGCCATTCATGCAGAGCGAGGAGGGCTAAGTAATGCATCGACACGACTGGATTAAGTTTTGTAAGCATCATAAATGGGGCTATAAGTGCAAAATATGTGGGAGGTTTTGGAGACCATGAGAGTAATTTCACAGCATGGCAATGTTGATTTGCCTTATGAACAGATAGTTGTGTGCCACGCAATGGAGAGCGTTATAGCACTATACAATGGAGAGAAATACGTATTAGGCGAGTACTCTTCCAAAGAGAAATCGTATAAGGCTATGGAAATGCTGAGAGAAGCATATATCGGTATGCCGATTGTAATGCAGAATGTTGATATTTCAGAAGATGTGGTAAAGGAATTTGAAAGATTAAAGAAGTGCGGTGTTATGGTGCAAGCAGAAAATCAGCCGTCAAAGGTAGAGTGTGTCAGCAATGCTGTTTTTCAGTTCCCACAGGATGATGAAATCGAGGTGTGAGTATGTCAGTCGAAGAAATCCGTAAATGCGATAGATGTGGAAAGCCTTTTGAGTACAGTTTGTCTAAATGGGCTGGATATTTTAAATATGGTATCAAAAAAGAAAATCGACTGTGCTTTCATTCAATGTTTTATGGTAATCCAGATGGCTATTCATATGTAGATTATAGATATGACCTTTGTGCTGATTGTACAGAAAAATTATTATTGTTTTTGCGAAGTAGTGAGTAAAGGAGAAGATGTAAATGTACTTAAAATGTTTAGGCTCATCGTCAGCCGGAAATTGCTATCTGCTAACTTCCGACAGTGGAGAAACACTTATCCTTGATTGTGGAATACCGATTAAGGAGATTAAAAAAGGCTTGAATTGGCATATAAGGGGGATAAGGGGCATGATAATAAGTCATGCCCACCTCTAGATCACAGCAAGTCATTAAACGATTTTAAGTCAATGGGAATACCAATACTTGCCCCATATTTAGGCGATAGTTGTAAATCAATGAATATGGGCGAATTTACAGTAAAACCCTTTGATTTAACAACAATAGACGGAAATTGGACACACACCAATGCAGACGGAACACCTTGCCCGATATTCGGCTTTCTGATTACTCACAAGGAAATGGGGAAAATGCTTTACATAACCGATTGTGAATTAATCAAATGGAGATTTAAAGACATAAACCACATTCTCTTAGGTGCGAATTATGACAAGGATTTAATTGACAGGGATAACATGGGTAAAGCTAATCACGTTTTCAGAGGTCATTTAAGTATTGACACAGCTTGTGATTTCGTTAAGGCAAATTATTCAGATGGCTTGCAGAACGTCATAATGTGCCATTTATCGAGTGAAAATGCTGACAAGGACTTATTTATTGAGAAGATGAAAAAAGTTGCTTGTGGGGCGAATGTGGATGTTGCAGAGCGTAATAAGGAATGGATTTTAAAGAAAGGAGATGAATGTCCGTTTTGATTAAAGAAAACAGAGATAATTACTGGATATTAAACTGGCTTGATAAATTTATGGAAGGACACAAGGGCTTTATATGTGGCGGTTGCTTCAAAAATATATTTAATCAAGAGGAAGTGAAAGACCTTGATATATTCTTTCAAAATGAGGGCGATAGAGACGAAGCTGTTGATTATTTTGACAGTATGACAGCCGGATATACTGATGGAACAATGGAAGATACTGTTTCAGAAGATGAAGCTAAGTACAAGTTTTTATATGAAAATGATAACGTAAAGGCTTATATCCACAAAGAGACAGGGATAAGGCTTGAGCTGATTAGCAAAATCTATGGAACAGCAGAAGAGATTATAAGCCAGTTTGATTTTTCAATCACTAAATTTGCCTACTACAAAGCAGAGATTGAAGATGAAACAGGGGCAGAGGTGGAAGAATTGCCTTTTGATGATGGCAATAAAGTAGAAACTCATATTGAATACAGGGTTATATATGATGATAAGTTTTTTGAGCATTTACATCTTAAAAGGCTTGTCATTGATGATAAAATCCCATTCCCTATGAGTACCTTTGAGAGAATGTTGAGATATGCAAAATACGGATATTTCCCTTGCAGAGAAACAAAACTAAAGCTGATTAGAGCTTTGAATGAGTTAGATAGCAGAGAGATTGAAGTATCTGAAAGTCTTTATAAAGGTTGGGATTAAAACAGACAGGAGAAAAAATAATGAATATTGTAACACTTTTAGGACGATTGACACACGACCCGGATATTAGATATACACAGGGTGAAAATGCAATGGCAATAGCAAGGTTTACACTTGCCGTTGATAAAAATTTTAAAAAGAAAGACGATAAGGCAAATTTCATTAACTGCGTGGCTTTTGGCAAGATTGCTGAAACAGTAGAAAAGCACGTATTTAAAGGCTCAAAGATAGCAGTTATCGGCGAGTGGACTACAGGCAGTTACAAGAATAAAGACGGAAACACAGTCTACACTAACGATTGCAACATATCTAAGCTTGAGTTTTGCGACAGTAAAAATTCAAGTGGCAGCAGTGCAGAACCACAGCCAAAACCCGATGATAGCTTTATGTCAATCCCTGATGATATTGACGAGGAATTACCATTTAACTAAAGAGGTGGAAGTATGGGATTGATTGACGCGGATACACTAAAGAAAGATTTAGAATCGGTTACTTTAAGTAATGGAACTTTGCTCAGTACAAATACAGTATTGCTATTACTGGATAAATATCCGACCGCCTATGATGTAGATGCTGTTGTGGAACAGTTGAAAGAAACTAAGGCTTATATGCTATATGAGAATATGAACGCTGATGTTAAGCGGATTGATAAGGCAATCGAGATAGTAAAGGCAGGTGGTAACGCTTGAATTATCAGAACATAGCAAGAGCCAAGGCGATAGAACAGGAAAACAAAAAGCGACTATTGAAGCTGAATCCAAAGCTGAATGACAGGAGTGGGATTTACTTCCTACTCCGAGAAGATGAAAACGGTTTTAAGTATGCTTATATCGGACAGGCGGTACATACACTTAGCAGATTGGCAAGCCACCTTGTAGGATATCAACAGCACATAGACCTTAGTTTACGCAAACATAAGCTGTATGACAAAGAGAAAAATCCTTATGGTTGGCGAGTCGAATTTCTGAATTTCCCCGAAAGTCAGCTTGACGAGAAAGAGAAGTATTACATCAAGCTATATGCCGATAAAGGTTATCAACTTAGGAATGTCAGTTTAGGCGGTCAAGGAGAAAATCGTGCAAGCGGTTCAATAGGCGAGAGAAAAGCACCTAAAGGCTATATGCAAGGTATACAGCAAGGCAAAAAGGTGTTAGCGAGGGAATTATCGGCTATTGCTGAAAAGCACCTTATAATTCGCTTAAAGCCAGAAAAAGAGCATAACAAGGTATCGCAGAAACAGTATGAGAAATTTATGGATTTATTGAAAGTAGGTGAAAGTGAATGAGCAGTAAATTACACAAAATACCGCATTTTAATTCTTACGACGATATAAGAGCTGAAATGCAAAACGATTTACAGTATAGGCTTGCAAATAGAACGGATAAAACATCTCTTGGCAGACCTTTATATTATCGAATAAATGTACAGTTGATATTAACACAGGAATGCCCTTATAACTGTCCGTTCTGCTTAGAGAGAAAGAACCCTATGCAAGGCGATAATAATTTTAAGGCACAGATTGAGTCGTTAAAAAAGATATTGTCGGAGCATCCCAACGCAAGGCTTACAATTACAGGCGGAGAGCCGGGGTTATATCCTAATCATGTTTCAGAACTTATTGATACATACAAAAAGCATAGCAATAATGTGTTTTGTTCAATCAATACTACTGGATATTCAAAGGAACTTAACGGATTAGCACATATCAACTTATCTTATAACGATTATGTGCATAAAAACCCTAGTGATTTCCCTAATTGCACAGTCCAAACAGTAGTTGAAAATCCAACGATTGAGCATATTAAAGATTTTATGAAAATGGAAGCTGATAATTTTTCGTTCAGATTTTTAAGTGGGCTTGAAAAGAAAGATTATCCTGTAAAAATATGGAATGATTTACAGAATGATGATGATATTGATATTCATACCTTTAGAATCGGTGATTTCTTTGTATATGCAACATTTGACTATATGGGAAAACATGCAAGATTAACATTAGGAGATATGTGGCAGCAGAGAAACAACGATTATAAAGATGGATACTCAAATATTATTATCCATCCCGATGGAACTATTGGGACTAATTGGAGATAAGAAAGTAGGTGCAAAATGAATATTAATGTTGATAAATCAATAGTTTCCAAGAGCATAAAGCATTATGGCGAGGGAATGCAGTCTATGGTGTGCATGGAAGAACTTTCCGAGCTGTCACAGGCAATTAGCAAGGAAATTAGAGGTATAGGTGACAGAAGCAATCTTGTTGAGGAAATGGCAGATGTAATTATCTGTTTGGAAATTTTGAAGCAGATTTTTGCGGTCCCAAATGTTGAGATTGAAGAATGGGTGAAATTCAAACAGGGGCGCAACTTGAAGCGTATAAAGTACGAGGAAAAAGATTAAAATACATCAACCGAAATTTGAAGAAAATAGGAGATTAAAAATGGCAGAACGTAGAATGTTTGCTAAGAAAATAACTGAAAGTGACGCTTTTCTTGATATGCCAAGCAGTACTCAAATGCTTTATTTTCACCTATCTATGAATGCTGACGATGATGGATTTGTTAATAATCCTAAGAAAATACAGCGAATGTGTGGTGCTTCCGATGATGATTTTAAACTCTTACTTGCAAAATCGTTTGTGCTCTTATTTGAAAGCGGTGTAATCGTGATTAAGCATTGGAAAATGCACAATTACATACAGGCTGACAGATACAGACCTACTGATTATGTTGAAGAAAAATCAATGTTGGGATTAAAGAAAAATAAGGCATATACGCTTGATGTAAACAAAATGGATACAAAATGTATACAAGATGTATCCGTAGGTAAGGAAAGTATAGGTAAGGTAAGTATAGGTAAGGAAAGTATAGGTAAGGTAAGTATAGGTAAGGTAAGTATAGATAAGAATAGTATAGTTAAGGATATAAAAGAAAAAGATATTGATAAATCAATATCTAAAAAGAAAACTGTCTACTACCCTGATGATGAAATGCTGGAGAGTGCTTTTCAGGAATATCTGACAATGCGAAAAAAAATAAAAAAGCCAATATGTACCGACATGGCATTACACCGAGCTATGAACACTATAGAGAGACTTTCAAAGGGCGATAATGATTTAGCTGTTAAAATTCTTAATCAGTCAGTAGACCATTGCTGGCAAGGACTGTTTGCACTAAAGGACAATGAGCCACATTCAGCTAATAAAGGCACCATTGATTGGGATAATGTGTAAAGGAGTGATAATAAATGGAGAAATTTTATATTGTAACAAATGAAGATTATTTAAAAGGATTACATCGTGATGAAGTAATAGAAAAAAACAGAAGAGAATTTATCAAAGATTTTTTCAATCGCATAGGAATAAGTGGAAATCATTATTATATGCGCGGAGATGGTACTGTTAATGTTGCGTTTAAGGAAAATGCAAAAAGTAATATTGAATTGTATATTGCTGATATACAGGAAAATAGTGAAAAATTTGGCAATCAATTAAACAAGCCTAAAATGTTTGCAGGTCAAAGTATGAGAAAGTTTAAAAAAGGTTGCAAAATATTAAAGCAATTTCAAAATGAATGTATTGAAAAGGAGATAGTTATTAATGCTTATCCTTTGAGGTGCGGAGACTACTTCAAAGAAACGGAAATGGGTGGCTATTCAATAACAAGATTTAAATGCAATGGAAAACAATACTTGCGTATGAGTACTAATCGCTATAATTCATTAACTCCTTGTGAAAATGGCTTTAAAGAGATAAAAGGTAGTGAGTTTTTTAAAGCACTTGAATCAGTAAGGACGGGTGAGGACTCTTGACGAGAGAAGAAACAGTTAAAATCATTCGCATAATGTGTGATTGTTACCCCAATTACAAGCCGAGCAATTTATCAGAGACAGTAGATGTGTGGAATATGATGTTGGAAGAATACAGCTACAGTCAAATATCTATGGCATTGAAAACTTACGTGCATTCCGATACAAGCGGATTCGCACCGAGCATAGGACAGTTACTTGATAAACTTCACTTAATCCAAGATCCGCAAGAGCTTAACGAAATGGAAGCATGGTTCCTTGTTAGCAGGGCACTACGAAATGGCTATTATGGTGCAGTTGAAGAATTTAACAAGTTGCCACCACTCGTACAAAAGGCTGTAGGGAGTCCTGACAACTTACGGAACTGGGCACTGACGGACAGCAAGAGCATTGAAAACGTAGTCCAGTCGAATTTTATGAGAACCTACAGGACAGTTGTTAATCGAGCAAAGGAATATCAAAAAATGCCAAAGGATATAAAGGCATTGATTGAAAGCACCAATAGAAGCTCGTATTCGGCTCAAATCGGCTCTAAAAATCAACAGACGATAAAATTATCGCTTGAAGATAACAGAAGCCAAAATAAGCCGATTAAAGGTATTCCAATGCCAAAAGAAATTAAGGAACGTATCGAGCAGATGAAGAAATAGGAGGTAAAGAGGTTTGTGCGCACAATTAAAGCCGGCTTTACTCCTAGTAAAAAATGATAAAAGACAAGTATTCCAGACAGAGATATGAAGAACGAAAAGCCAGTAACCTTTGCGTGCTTTGCGGAAAGCCACTTGATAGAGAAGGTGTGGTTTGCACGGCATGTAACAGCAAACGTACAGCATATGGCAGAGAGCTTTATAAAAAATTACAGGCAGTTGGTGTTTGCCCTAGATGTGGTAAAAACTTGCTATATGGTGACGAAAAAAGTTGTGTTGAGTGTAGGGCAAAATCAGCCGAGGCCATGTCAAAGATACGCACTGCTGATGTAAAAAAATACAACGAGCGACAAAAAGCATGGCGAAAAGCGAGGTACGAAAAAGACAAGGCAAATGGCATATGCACACGCTGTCGCAAGAGAAAAGCAGACCCGGGGCATACCACTTGCACATTTTGCAGAGAAACAATGAGAAGAGCACGAGTTAAAATGCCCGAAAGAACCGGCAGATACGAACAAGGGCTATGTTTTTTCTGTGATAATCCGGTAAAACCCGGATATAAGGTCTGCGAAATGCACTATCAGCAAAACGTTAAGAACGCAACTTGTGAAAAGGCAAACATCGCACGGCAGAAGATAAAAGAAAGGAGTCCACAATGGACGCCTTGAAAGATTTTTACGATTTTTACCGACCGCTGCAAAGGAAATATGACTTGCAAATGATTTACAAAACCAATAGCAAGGAAACAAAAATAACTATCCGGTGGCGCGGTAAAGAGATTGTAAAAGTCGCAGAAGAAACTACAGAAGCCTGTTTCATTAGGGCGAGACGAGAACTTGAAGAAAGAATGAAAAAATATGAGCAACAAACTGAAACCAAAGAAAAAGCACAAAGAGCCGGATTTTACATGGACAAAATCCGAAAGAGTTACGCTGAAAAGCAGCAATAACCGCAGAAAGCTCGTAAGGCGGTCTTTCATAGACTTTATGGACTTGGGCTACTATGTACTGTATTTACACCATGGATTTGGCAATAAGCGCATTGTAAGGCTTGAAAGAACCATAAATGAGTACCTTGAAAGGGCACAGACTGAAAAAGAAATGAAAACTGAAACGCTTGCTGAACTTTTGGAGGTTAGATACGGCATTGATGTGCAGAAAGAGATTAATTTAATCCCAATGCAACAGTTGATTAGGATTTATCAGAGAAACAATCCATTAACGATAAATGACACACGACAGCTTTTAAATGACACGGCATACAGCTACATGGCTTTAGCATGTACGGCACTAAAGCTGATGTTTAAATTGTCGGTTAGGGAAATTAAAGAGTTTATCGCAGAATTTAGGGACTTAATCGACACGCTGTATAAATTTAATCAATTCGGTCTGACATTGCCGAAGGTGGCACAATGCCTTGCTGATGAAGTTAATTACGTTGATGAAAGGTACATAAAGGTGATTGATTAATGACTTACGCATGGGATAACAACGGAACCCAAAATGCTCACATAAAGCAGATGAGGGACGATAGGCAGAAAGCCTACATGGAAAAACGCAGAGACAATAAGGCATATGAAAGATTTAAGTACATGCCAGATTATGGGAAAGGAGTACAAAACAATGACAAATAGAGAGAAATTTGCAGAACAGATTTTAGATATTGCTTGTAGCAATGACGCAATAGCAGTTGACAAAGCAACATTAGAGCCGATAGCGTGTGGCAAATCAGAGTGTAAAGATTGTTTATTCAATGGTTCTGATGTTATGTCTTGCGGAAACAAAAGGATAAAATGGGCAATTAGTGAATACGTTGAACCGCCTGTTGACTGGTCAAAAGTTGCAGTTGATACACCAATACTGGTAAGAGATAACATTTTTTCCGAGTGGGGTAAAAGATATTTTGCAAAATATGAGAATGGAAGCGTTTATGCTTGGGCTGACGGAAGAACATCGTGGAGTGACGGTGAGCATGCAACACCATGGGAACTAGCCAGACTTGCGGAAAGGAGCAGTAATGGAGAGATTAACAGAAAGCAATCCATCATGGATAGATGATGAATTATGGGAACGTGCTTGCGAGCCAGACTGTGAAGAAATAGATGCAGTATATCGAAAGCTAAAAGATTATGAGGATTTAGAGGAACAGGGCAGGCTTGTTATTTTACCTTGTAAAGTTGGAGATACAGTATATGTCAACGGCGTGTTGGGTTGTGGTGAAGCGGAGAGGTACAGAGTTATCCGAGTTGATTACCACAGTACACTAGGGACAGGGAGAAACGAGTTTTACATTGAAGCTTTGCTTTGTGCAAATCTTGATAGTTCAATAGGTTTTTATGATAAGCAGTTTGGCAAAACAGTATTCCTCACAAAAGCAGAAGCCGAAACAAAACTGAAAGAATTGAGAGGTGGAAAAGATGAAGAAAGAAGTTGACGGAGTAGTGGTCGAGACGAAAAGTATTCTGACTGCGCTGAAAATCATTAAAACAGTGTGTGAGGATAACGACTGCCTAACTTGTCCTTTTGGGAAAATTGAAAATGAAAAGGGTTTGTGTCTAGTCAAAGATACAATACCTAGTGTATGGAATATAAATGAACCTAATGATGTATGGAGGGCATTGAAATGAACAAAGTAAAAGAAGAAAGAGTGACTGACTTGTCTATTATCATGGAAATGATAGATAGTAAACCTTATTACAGTGTGCAGTACAGAAATGTCGGTGAGAATGGCTATAACATTGGATACAGCTCATACAATTTAAAGACTGTATTGGAGTTCATTGATGAATATTTTGAAATTGTGGAAAGCAATAAGCAGACCAATGCCAACAGAATAAGGAATATGTCAGATGAAGAGTTAGCGGAGTTTATGAGCGAAAACACAAGTTACTATTATTGCGGGGTTCGGTGTAAAGATAGACCTAAATCTCCAACCGAAAGCAGTTGCAATTTTAGGTGGCTTGAATGGCTTAAATCAGAAGCAGAATAGGAGAGAATATGAGAATATTTAAAAACGTAGACGAAAAATTAAAAGAGATTGGATTCAACAAAATCTGTGAAGATAAGCATGGTGCTCAATATGAACGCTACAATACAAAGTACAATTATTGGCAGCGCGTTGACATTTGGCATAAAGCTTCAGGCCGTCATATTTTACAGTCGTATGACAGAGACTTGATGGACGAAAAGAAGATTGGAAACACTTGTGTTGGCCTTACAGGATATGAAATGAAGCTTTTTCTTAAAAAAATGAAAAAGCTAGGACTTTACAGCAAAACTGCGGGAATCGAGGGATAACATGACAGAAAGTGAAAGACTTATAGAAAATGAGACAGAAGCTATTGAATGTCTTAAAAGTAATAAGCCAACAAGTGGCTATGTGATGTTGCAAGAATCTATTGATATGGCGATTAAGGCACTTGAAAAGCAAATCCCAAAGAAACCGAGAAAAACCGATTCGTACAGAGGTATGTTAATAAGAGTATATGCTTATGCATGTCCTACTTGTGGAAATGCATGTTTAGAAAAATACATGAACGAACGGCAGAATACAATGTTTTGTTGGAATTGCGGTCAAAAATTAGACTGGAGAGATGCAGAATGACCAGCATAACAACAGTAGTATACACTGCGCTGATAGTATTCGGCATAATCGGTCTGACAGAGGTAGTGCTTGCATGGTACGACATTCACGGACGAGATAAGACCGATGATGAGATACAAGAGCAGTGGTGTAGTGAAGTAAATAGTAGATGTAAGAGAAAGGAATAACGAATCCTCGGTAAACCGAGGTTGTGTTAAGAAGCTAAAGTAGACGAAGTTAATACATAAAGCAATAGGGAAGTGAGTAGGTTGAGAGAATACCTTTAAAGTACGCTAAAAAACGCTCGGCGCTATTGTTATCCTCGGCACATGGATTTGTAGCGTGGTGTTATGACGAAATTAAAAGTATGTTGGATAAGTGCTGGAATATCAAGTTTTATGGCTGGATATTTAGCAGGAGATGTGGACGAATGGATTTACATTGATATAGCTGACCAACATCCCGATAGTATGCGGTTCATAAAGGATTGTGAAAAGGCTATCGGTAAAGAGATAAAGGTTTTAAAGTCAAGTGAGTACAACTCTGTTGAAGATTGTGTGAGAGTGTTTGGTGGTTTTAGAAATCCGGGTAATGGATTTGCGCCATGTACGAATTGGCTGAAAAAGAGAGTCCGCAAGGAATGGGAAGAACAACACAAAGATTGTGAGATTACTTATGTGTGGGGATTTGACCTTAAGGAAACAGAGAGAGCCGAAAGAACCATTGAAGCTAATCCACAGGCACAACATGAATTTCCATTAATTGACAGAGGATTATCAAAAGAAGAGGTACACGGATTGTTTGAACGAACTTTTGATTTTGCCCGACCGAAAATGTACGACTTAGGCTATCCGAATAATAACTGCATTGGCTGTGTAAAGGGTGGCATGGGCTATTGGAATAAGATTAGAGTAGATTTTCCACAAGTATTTGAAAGTCGGGCGAAATTAGAAAGGGAAGTTAATCATTCAATTCTCAAAGACAAAAACGGACAAGTTTATTTAGATGAGCTTGCGCCGGACAGAGGTAATATGAACACAGAAATTTTTCCGGACTGCGGGATAATGTGTTATTTGAACTTGAAATAGAAAGGAGTAGTGTTGATGAATAGCAGAACTATAAGCGATATAGAGCCGATTGAAAGACAATGTGTATACGAGGATAATAAGCCGTGTAACAGTTCATGCCGATACTCAAATACTTGTATACACAGTGCAAGCAAAACCGAAGAATAGGAGATAGGCTTATGAAGTTTTCAAAACTTACTAAGCCGGAACTTGAAGAAATTATGAAAAATGCCAATTTCACCGATGAGGAAGCGGAAGTTTTTGAGTTGCTAGTTGCTGATAAAAGCCTTGAAGAGGTATCACAGAGACTATTAATCTCGAAAACAACCACTTCCCGGAGAGTGGCAGACATTAAAGAAAAGATAGAAAGGAGTCAGGCAATGATTAACAAAGTGCCAATATGGGAAAAGGTAACGCTGACGATTGATGAAGCTGCGGAATATAGCAACATAGGAATTAACAGAATCAATGATATGCTTAATAATCCCTCGTGCCCTTTTGTACTTTTCGTTGGGAGAGGTAAGCGATTAGTTAAGCGCAGGGAGTTTGAAAAATACCTCGAAAAGACAGATAGCATATAAATAGATATATTGAATTATAAGCCATTATGTAGTAATATAGAAATTATCATATAATGGCTTTTGATTTTGAAAGGAGCCATAAATCAGTATGGGAAAGGATTTGAGAGGAAAAGAGCTGGGAGTCGGAATAACCCAGCGCAAGGACGGACTTTATCAGGGCAGATATAAAGATAGGTTCGGCAAGAGTAAGACAATTTACAACAGCAAGTTGTCAGAACTGCGGAAAGAACTTAGCAAAGCAGTGACCGACAATCAACAATTCACAAGTGTTAGAGACAGCATTACCCTTGATGTGTGGTTTGATAGGTGGATGAATGTATACAAGAAAAAGAGGGTGCGCCCCAATACCATTAGGGAGTACACGCATATATATAAGAAGAACATTTCACCATACTTAGGAAACCATGAAATAACATCTATTCGCAAGTCAGACGTGCAGTTACTTATCGACAAAGCTTCTGACGATAACTATAAGTATGAGAGGCAAAGCAAAATCAAGGTTATTTTAAATGACATGTTCAGTAGAGCTATGGAAGACGACCTGATGATTAAGAATCCGGCGAAAGGTGTAAAGTTGAGAGCAGACAAGGAAGTTAACGCGTTTGCATTGACAGTAGAGCAACAGAGCGAGTTTTTTGAAGCATGTAAAGGCACATTTTACGACAACATGTATAATGTGGCAGTTAATACAGGCTTGCGCCCAGGAGAACTGTTTGCACTCACGATTGCAGATATACATATGGACGAGGGGTATATTGATGTTAATAAGACACTTGTGTATCAGAAATACCTTGAAGATAAAGGCAAGACATTTCATGTTGAGCCACCAAAAACCAAGCAGAGTTACAGACACGTACCAATTAACAGTGTGTGCAAGGAATATCTGACGAAACAATTTGAGCTTAAAAAGATAGTTTCGACACGCAGGCCTAAAGAACAGAACGAATATTTGTTTGTTACAAGGTTTAACACACCAATTAATTCGGTTATATACAGCGACTCTATACGTTCAGTTGTAAGACGGATAAATGATACAAAGAGCAGTGACGATGAATTTCCATTTTTTAGTGGTCACACATTCAGGCATACGTTTGCGACAAGATGTTTTGAGTCAGGCATAGAGCCGAAAGTCGTTCAATCATATTTGGGTCATGCAACACTGAAAATGACAATGGACTTGTATACACATGTTACACCCGAAAAATCGTTTGCTGACATTGAAAAAATCGTTGGCACCGGCAACAAAATCATAGAATATAGAAGAAAATGTGTGTAGTAAGTGTGTAGTAGTACACACTCTCAATTTACAGAATGTTGAAAAATCAACGCTCGTAGGGCATTTTTGTACTAAAACTGGTAAAATTATTACGTGTACCAGGAGGTGCCGTACGAGTTCATAAACAACCGCGAGATAATTGGAAAATAATGACAAAAATTATAGTATTTTTTAGTTAATTTTGAATTGCATAAATGCTAAAATGTGGTAAAATATAACTATAAACCATTATAAAAAAACAAAATAATTGCAAAAGCTAACAAAAATTTAATGAAATTAAACAAGGGGGATTTTAAT